CGGCTGAAAGTTGCATGGCAGAGTAAATCACCATGCCAACCATAAGAACGATGGCCGGGATGCCAATCACCCCGATGACTTTGCTAGCTAATTCCTTTGCGTTTTTTTCCATCACCAAGCCCCCGTAAGTTTAAGCACCGCGTAAATAATTACCGAAATTACTAGGAGAATTCCCCACTCTTTACGGGCCTCCATGCGCTTGCGGTAAAACTCATCGTGTAGCTCGCGGTGGTCTTTTCGTAGCCGGACAATCAAGGCTTTAATTTCTGATACCGCTGCTTTTCCAAACTCCCGCTCAATATCCCGGTACATCTGCGCTTCGGCATCCCGAATCTGGCGGATAATCCTGTACTCTTTTACAGCATCCATAAACACCATGTCGCCACGGCGTTGGATTTCCTGCTGACGCTTTTTCCAGGCAACTCTAGCCTTGGCTTCCTCGTCCAGAAAGGCGTTTACTTCTCGGGCCGTTTGGTGGATTTCCCGACCAACTTCCAGCCCTTTTTTGATCCCTGACAGCGCCGCTCGAGCGCTTGCTGCTGCGTCTAAATCCGGCATTTCAGTTCCCCCAATACTGTCCCAAAATATCAGAGAAAACCGAAAAATCAATGCCTTACACCGCCACTATTACAACCGTGTCGGTGTCACTAAACCACAACATCCGCCCGTAACAAGCAATATTCCAATCCGGTCCAGATGCTTCACTCCAGGATGGCACTTCAATTCGAACATGCTTAGCAAGGATTTCTCTGTCATTTTCAAAGACTCGCCATACATGATCTATTGAACCTCGTCCTGGTTGCCCACGGCTTTTATTAAAACGGATTAAATATTTATTCATGCGGGCAAATTTTAAGCCCCCGCTTGTATCTATTTAAAGTCATTAAATTAAAAGCTGGTGACATCCTCATCTTTTCAAATTCTGTTTCTGAAATCAAATGATAGTGAAGTTTGATAGGGCGCTCTGCCAAAGGAATAACATGCACTAGCGGCTGCCCCAAAAACAATTCGTGTACTACCCGATCTTTTTGTCTTTTTACAAAAATATTAATGTTTGGTTCAACAACTACATTTTTATGCATCGGTATTACTCCTGGAGCAATAATAACGTCGCTGTTTTTAACTTCGTTCCATGTTGGGGCTGTAAGCAGTACATCTATTTTTTCTTCTGTTTTAATAAGCCATGGGTTAATTATTTTCATATGTTCATGAGTATTTACAAACCCACACCCACCAAGTTGTTTTGGATCGTGCTTTTCTATTGATGATTTTTTGTCTATAAACTGATATCTCCAAGAATTTTCACAAATTTCAATATTTAAATCAGACCACAATGGGAACATAAACCCAGAAGAATAAAGAGACACAAATCCGGGACAAGTTTTTATGCTCCTGCTTAAAACAAGAGGGTCATTTAGATTTTCACTAAAAGTTGATTTTGGTAAATTTTTAAACCATTCAGGAATAAATGCTGACGCTTTTTTTGGCTTGGCATAGTTAAAAACTTCTTCACGTGCCGTAAAAAAATGTATATTTAAAACTTTAGGTTTACAAAACCAAAACATTAGTACGGACCCTTTGGCCACTTTATATCATTAGGGAACCCAGGTTGAAGTTTAATTTCACGGAGTGCTTTACGATATTCAATCCATTCAGATTTTTCCCCAGAAGTCATTGGCACATCAGGCAACATCGACCAATCCGACTCACGCAAAAGTTGTTTTGCTCTTTCCCAGGCAAGCTCGGCTTCGGTTGACGTAACCGGTCCAGGGGGGGCGTCACCAGCTTCAACCCAACCAAGACCGGCGTAATCAGAACCAATCCAAGAAAGATCACCAATCTTGTCAATCACTCCATGAAGACCAAAAATTGGACCCCAATTTTCAGGAAGCGGCTGCGGTTCGTTTAGAGTTGCGCCGGTTTTTAGGTTTTTCAGTTGCCACAGTTTCATTTTGTTTGTCCTTTGCCATTAAAGAAGGTTGAAGACCAGGCTGCTCTTCTGGAGCAGGAAGATTTGCACCAAGGTTCATAAAAGGTTTAATGCTGTTAACAAATGGCGGGTGTTTAGAATAAAACAACTTCTCTTCTGGTGTAAGCTTCCAATCCCTCCAACTTGCAAAGTCATTTCTTGGTTGAATATGTATATGACATCCAACATTTGCAGCTAATTGATGAATTAATTCAATTACTTCAACTGGCTGCATGATTGCCCAAATCACATTTCCATCGTTACCACGCATCATTAATTCGGTAGTTCCACCAAAACAAGTTCCAACAGATACCGAACGTGCTCGACGCAGATCGCCTTTACGACTTTCTATTTTCATTCGATTTTCAGTTTGTTCCCAGGCTTTTTGAACTTTTTTAGTTTCTCGCATTTCTAAAGTCCTCGTGCTACACATTTAACTATTTATTACTGAGGGTTCCAACTTACATTTATAGAAGCACCAGAAGGTACTGTTAGTGGGTAACTTCCTGAAACAGCTACAGTGTAATTTAGTCCGCTTGCAGGATTTCCTGGATTTCCAGGGCCACCCGATGTTCCAGGGTTTCCGCCACCTCCACCTCCACCTCCCCCACCAGCTGCGCGACTAAATGCGGCGCCACCTACGCCACCTCCACCACCACCTTGGAAATTACAAGAATGCCCGCCTGGACCATAAGCACCGCCAACGCCACCACACATACCACCAGGGCCACCCGGTCCTCCGTTTCCACCAGGGGGATAAGGAGTTCCAGCACCCCCTGGAACCCCTCCAAGACTTCCACCAGGACCACCGGGACTGCCAGGAGAAACAACGCCAAATGCTCCATAAGGACACCCTGGGGTTCCGGGGTTACCGTACGTACCAGCACTACCACCATAACCGCCGTAGCCAGTACAACCACCCGGAAAATTGTAGCCAAACCCTGACGCTGATGCACCGTTGCCACCAGCGCTGCCTGGATTACCTTGATATCCATTTGATCCAGGCCCTCCACCAATTCCACCAGGGCATCCGCTACCACCTTTCCCTCCAGGGGCGCCACCCCCCGGATTTCCAGGATTTCCTGGGTAACCAGGAGTTCCAGGCGACCCGTAACCAGTAACAGAAACAGTAGTAATACCCACGGGCGTATTCCATGTACCGGGAGAATAAAATGTTTGGCTACCCCCAGGAGTAATAGTTTTTCCGCCAAATAACGTAATTTTAGGGGTTCCAGCAGGCATATATCACCTCATTCGTAATAAAACCAGCCAGTAACAATGTACTTGCTGCGTTGACCAAAAACTGTGTTCCCTCGATGCGCATGAGTAAATGCAGCGGGCCACAGTACCATAGTATTTTTTGTTGGTTTTAATCGACGTTGTTGATAAAGAAATTCTGTTTCGCCAGCTTCTTCATCGGCAAGTGTATTTAAGTACAACATGTACACCAAAACTCGCTCTGCATTTCCATTGTTACCTTGCTCACAATGCCAAACATGGTACCCACCACCGGGGTCAGTACGCTGCATTTTCATAGCAGTACCGGTAATTTTGGCGTCTTTCAAACCAGAAAATTCTTCTGTATAGGAGTCATAACATATTTGAAGACCATCAAAAAACATCCGAACAGCCGGAGTTTTATTAAACGCGGCAACAGTATGGGCGCCAAGATTCAACTCAATATGAGTATCATTCTTTTTGTGCTTTGGCATACCTTCATATTGCTGCCGGTTAAAGCCAGCTCCAGATTCAATAAGGCGCTCAAATTCGTTAATTAAATGCTGACAATACCCTTCTGGGTAAACGTCAGAATAAATTCCAATAAAATCTTTATATTCAGCTTTCATTTAAAAGAAGGTCCTGATACCCATGCAACTAACGATTGACGGCTACCCTGCGTAACAGGAGTAACTTGGTGCAACACATACGACGGAAAAGCAACAATAAGACCTCGTTGTTTACGTGCATTAACTGGCTCTAACCCGGTCATTATTTGAAGATTACCACCTTCGTATTGACTTGGATCGGTTAACTGGAGCACTAAAGAAAGCTTACGACTAACCGATCTATTGCCACCATAATCTTGATGCCATCCGTACATACCATGTTCAGATTGATCGTAGTTAGTAAGTTGTAATGCTTCACCAAAACCAGTCAAATCAAATCTATAAAACTGTGAGTTAAGTGAAGAAGCTACGTGGGCAAGCCTTTCAAAAATCCATTTTGTATCTGGATCATTAGATATCCAAGACACATTAGAACGCCTAATTCGTGCTAGATCCTCACCTTGCGGGCTTCCACCAACCTGAGCTTTTTGATCCGCTTTAATTGCCTGCTCTTGCAAAAAATTAAGCTCTTGGTCGGAAAATGCTCCTTCCCACCAAACAAACGATTCAATCCGCTCTGAATATGGTGTTAGCAAGTACTGCACGCACGCTCCTTATGGGAAACAACAAAATGAATACACCTTGTTGGAACTTCTGAATTACCACCTATAAGTTGATGCTGCACCCACGAATTGCTAAACAAAACTGTGCCTGGGCGAACGGTTTTAAAATTGATTAGTCCGGTGGCATTTGTTATTTCGTTACCCTGAATGTAATCTAATTCAATCATTTGTTTATTTGCTCTAGTGTCATGATAAATGGGGTACGCTCCATTTTCAGGGGTCTCAAGAAAAAACCATCCACAAATTTGACTATTCTTATGTACATGAATATTTGTCCCAGCCCCTTTTTGCAACTCCTGCGCCCACAGGCATTGAAAATAAAAATCATACTTTTCAACGTCATAACCTTGTGTGCGCAAAATATCTACAGATGACCACAACAAATAATCAGATAATTCACGCATATCGGGGTCATTACCGACATGTTCTGACTGAAGCATTGCCCACATGGAGTTGCGCACTTTATCCAAGTGTTTCATCGCTGCGGGCAATGCTTTTTTTACAAAGTCAGGCCGTTCATCTCGATAGACAATAGCCGGAAAATATGCGTAGCCTTCCATCAGCTGTTTATGTAATTGACTAATGTAGTTGCATAAGCGGTAATGTCTGCTGCTGTTACTTCACGAGCATCAACAGGTTGACTACGACGGTTTTCAATTAGCGTATGCTGGGCAATACGGACTGCTTCAAGCTTTGCTCGTTTTGTATCAAGCGCCATTTGATTAGCATGTCGGACGTTTTCAACACCTAACTGAATGTCTAACTGAGCTTGCTGATCTGCGGTTAAAGCCATTTTAATTCTCCTAAAAAGTTAAGTTTAAGCTTTTACATCTTTCATAACGATATTGCCATACCAAGTCGTTCCACCATTAGGGGTGAAGAACGCCCAGATATCTGTTGCGTTTGCGGTCGTTGTACGTGATAGGGTACCAGCACCGCCTGGGAAATTGAATGATCCACCAGACCAAGCCACCGTCCGGCCTGCCGTCCCATCGTTAGTTAGAATTAGGGTGAAGGACGATGATCCAGTTGCAATTGGGTTTTGAAGAGTAAACGTACAGCTACCAGTTAGCGTAGCGGAAAATACGTTGGCTGTTTGAAGGTCAATGTTTATTGCTGTTCCGGTGTTGCCAAGAGCTACTACTGTGTCGGCGTATGCTACAGGCTGAGTATAGCCTGCCGATGTAATACGCATACGTTCTACAGCAGCGGTAGCAAATGACAATGCGTTATCGGTATGTGTGTAATAAATCCAACCTTGATACGCTGCGCTACCGCTTGTCCCATCTGCAAACAAAATACGACCTAGACTTGAGGTTCCGCTAGAAATAGTCATTCCTACGTCACCGCTTGCGTTCCCAATTACAAGATTGGTTCCACCGGCAAAATAACTACTAGGAGAACTATTTCCGATACCAACAAGCCCCGTAGAATTAACCACAACCCGCTGTGTGCCATCCGTAGCAATCGACACTTCGTTGTCAGCGGAGAAATAAATACCGGTATTCGTATCCCCAGCGTTTGTAATTGACGGTGCAGATACAGACCCATCAGGGAAAAGCACCACTGTTGAATGAGTAAACACACCAGTCGAGTCAGCAATAGACGCTGAAGCGGTACCATCTTTTGCCTTGATGTTAGTTACTTCAAGGTTGGTAAGGTCAGCTGTTGTGGCGTTAAGAGTGCCAACTCCAGAGATGTCACCAGTTGTATCAGCAATCGTGACGACTGAATTTTGAATTAGCTTGCCGCTGGTTAAGTCAAAGCGAGCAATCGCGTTATCGGTCGCGCTAGCCGGGCCTACAACGTCCCCAGTTCCGCCCACTTGAACAAAATCAGAGCCATTCCAGGCTACTAAAGCTTTAGCACCAGCTGCGATTGTTACTCCGGTTGTTGCAGCGCCTTTTAAAACTACGGCTCCATCAGACTGGTTTACTACAACATAAGCTTTAGAAGAGCTGGGGGCGATAATATTACGGCTCGTTCCGGGGGTTCCGGTTGGAATTAAAATTGCACATCGGGCTTCGTTAGATGCTCCTGACCCTGTAGTGCTTAGAGTCCAATCGCCAGAAGTAACACTAGCGGTTGCGGAGCCAGCAATTGAATCCTCGACTAGCTCAGTAATACTATCGTTAACGACTTGGCCCCAGGTACCAGACAACTCGCCGGTAGTCGGAAGGGCGAAGCCCAATAAATTAGTGTAATTGGTTGCCATGTTTGGTCCTTTTAAGCTGCTACATCAATCTCTTCCCAGTTTGGTACCTGGGCGTCGTTAATTTGGGTCCATCCTGATATAAATACTACTCCAACAGCGCCAGTAGCGGATACCCCGGTTACTAACTTGCTGTCATCAATCTCGACGTCTACTGTGCCAATTGCCCCGGTAGCCGAAACTCCAGACGGTTTTGCAATAACAACAGGTGTAATGGCCTGGACTGCCCCAGTGCCGCTAACCCCGGTCACATTAACTACTGCGTCATATTGGGGTGTGACTGCTCCAACTGCTCCTGTACCTTGCACCCCAACCGGTTGAATGTACTCGCTTGTAGAGAACGTACAAGTTCCAACAGCTCCTGTGCCCTCAACCCCAGTAACAAGAATTGCATCATCAACTTCGATGGTTACGGTACCAACATTACCGGTACCTTCAACCCCCGTAACAATAAATATTTTACCAATTGAGAATCCTACGGCGCCAACTGCGCCTGTACCTTCAACACCATTTGGTACAAAAGAATCATCAACTTCAAAAGTTACGGTACCAACCGCGCCTGTGGCCTCAGATCCAGTTACAACGTAACTAATTAACGGGACCGTAGTCCCAATCTGCCCCGTACCTTCAACACCATCTAGGATTACTACCTCTCCAACAGAGATAGATACATTGCCAACAGCACCGATACCTTCAACACCTGTAACTACTAGGGCGTCATTAATCTTGACCGCAACATCGCCTACAGCACCGGAACCCTGAGCCGATATAGATCCGTTACCCCAAGCACCGCCGCCCCAATTGATTGAACCCCATCCATCAAGATAAACCGTACGGTTAAACGGCACATTATTTACTGCGCCTGTACCTTGAACTCCAGACACAGTTGGTGTGACTGTGAGAGCTACATCATTAGTAGAAGCGGTACCTGAAACCCCAGTAACAGAGGTAGTTACTGCAAACGAAACAGTACCTACGGCCCCAGCACCAGATGTGCCGGTTACTGCATAGTAATAGAGATCTGTACCCCAGGCACCTTCACCCCAGGGTGGTTCTCCCCAACCAGCGTATACCGGCACAAATTACCTTAAGCGATACGAATAATTGCGGTCGCTGCCGCTGCTGCGGGGAATTGAATCTGGAAGTCGCCAGAAGAAACTTGCTGGTCGCCGCCAAAGCTCAATACCGCACAAGCGGGATCGCCAGCTGCTGTGTCGTTGTAAATAATTCCACCAGATGTCGTAAAAGTTGCCGACGTCCAAGTAGTGTTATCAAAGTCACAAACAGCGGTCGTGCTATCAGCTACAGGAGTTACCGAAGTCAGTGTATTACCGCCGGTAGTGTAACCTGTGGCATTGGGTAATTCATCTGAATTGCCAGTTAAATTAGTATAGCTAGTGGTGGCTGCGCCATAGGTACCAGTAACCGATGCTGTAGCTTTAGCTAAAGCTAATTTAAAGGTGTTGCCGCCGGGGTTTGAAAAGTTATGAACTGCTTTAAGGATTTCTACCTTAAAAGAAGTTGGCATTGCTGTGGTAAATCCAGCCATTTTAATTCTCCAAGAGTTTTGTTAATTCGGGGTGCCCCGCATCGCGGAAGCGGTTAGTAAGCGTAGTGCCATGAGATCTAATACATTGATGCCCATAGCTAATTAAAACACTACGAATTTGATTTTTAAATGCCTCTGCTTGCTGTCGGATAACCGGATCAGCTGTTGCACTAACAGCAATAATACGATCTAACGCATTTTCAGCAAGCTCTTCGGGAGTGAAGCCTCGACCCGAGACTCCCATCGCTTTAATATTACCGAGTAATGCGCCGCCAGAAGTTGAAAACATTAGGTCATCCTTATGATTGCACTGTCTGCTGTATTAGCAGGGAATGTCACAGTAAACGTGTTACTTGTTACCGAACGATCTGAACCAAAGTTAAGCACTGCAATCGAGCGATTAGCTTTGCTAGAGTTGTAAATTAATGCCCCACGACAAGTAAAAGTAGCGTTAGGCCAGGAGGCATTATTAAAGTTAACAAACGCCGTATCACTAGACGTTAACACTGTTGCCCCAGTTAGCGTAATCCCACCAGCCGCATAACCTGTGCCGGTGATCTCATTAGACGTGGTATATGCAATAGTGTCGGCGCCAAGATCAGCAAACGCGGTGTAAAGCGCAATTTTGATGGTGTCTGTAAGAAGGTTATGAACCCCCTCGTACAGCTCTTCTTTAAACGACGTGGTCTGGGTTTGCGTAATCATTTAACTGGATACCTTACCTGCCCATCTCTGTAGGCATCCTGACGTAGCTTACCGTCGCCAAGCTGTTTAGCCATCATAAATGCTTCATCGTACCGTTTCTGGTACACCACGATCACATCCTGCTCACCCTTCATAAAGGTGTAGGCTTCAAGCAACGCACCGTAGAGCAGCAGCGAGTCCATATTTTCACCAAGCCAGGTGGTCCCTGCCGTGACAATAGACTCTGGGTAATAGCCGTAATGCAGCTCCATTGTGTAGTTAGCGTTTGGCGTAGGCCCAAGGATAAACGTATTAGCATCAAAGTAAGCGTAGTGAGTCGGCTTACCGGTTGTAGCAGGGTACGGAAACGCTTCGCGGATGAAGTTAACGTCCTTGTTAAGCAAGTACTCATAGATGCCAGTAGCCGGGTCAATGACTGCTAGGGAATACGTGTACAAGAAATCAGACGGCTGCTGCAAGTACTTATTGCCGTTTGTTGTCGTTCCAGTCACGTTTTTACGGATCGCAGGGAACTGGATCGTGTTATAGATCCGCTGCTCAGCCTGCTGAATGAACGTATCAATCTGCTCTTTTTGGGTAAACGTCACCGTTCCCGTACCGGCAGGGTCGGTCCAGGAGGTGCTGGGGAAGTCGTTCTCGACGTAACCCTTGATCGTTTCAAAGAGCTGAGAGTAGTTCATATTTAACCCATCGGTCCCCGAGCCATTGTGCCTTTAGTAGCCGCACCCGTACCCCGAATTTTAATCCCAGAGGTCTTAGTTTCGGGATAAGTTTTTGCAGCAATATTTCCAACCGACACGTTCATGCGTTTTAGTTCTTCGGACCCAGTGCCACCTTTAACGATGTCCTGAATCTTAACCATCTGACCCTGCATTGTGTGCGGTGCAGCATAAACGTCGGCTTGGCCAACCTCTTTACCCATAACTTTTTTGCTGAACTTAGCCATGATTAGATCCCTGCCTTAGGTACTTTACGAACGGGAGACTTCTGGTTAGCAACCTTAGCCAGGCCACGACCCAGTCGTTTCATCTCTAAATTGGTTTTACCGCCAGCGCGATAGCCTTTAGCACCGTGCATCTTTTTCTCATGGGTCTTGACGGCCTTTTTGGCTACCTTCTCCATCATGGGCTTGTCTTTTGCGATATCTGAGTGTTTCATTTATTGCTCCTAAGAAGTAGTTACTGTTCCAACAAAGGTTTTAGCCACAAGTGCGTTTGGCGTCAACCCTGCATCGTTTGCCCTGGCGCCCCCGACGGGGTACCAGCCCCATTCAATAATTCGACTACCGCCTGATGGATCACCAGTTTGATCGGTATCAGGCCCTGTTCCGGCCTCAATCTGCAGCCCTGTATAGCCTGCTTGTAAATACGTTGTATCCGGACGAGGATTGCGCAAAGCCTGGGGGTCGTTAACGGGGTACATACCAAGCTGCAACTGAGGCTGATCTGGTTCCCAACAGGTATGGCAGACAAGCAAATTAATGTTCTTAGTCTTGATAACGAGCTGGCGCAGTTCCTTCAGCTTATAGCGAAATCCACACCTATCGCATTGCGATATGGCCCATTTACCGGACGCAAACTTACTGGGCATTAGTAGAACAACTCCCGTGGCGCAAGCCGCAGGGATGCCTTTTCACGGTCTTCAGACGAGGCCAAGAGCCACTGCTCTTCGTAGTCCATCTTCAGCCGGTCAAGACGAGCCTGACCCTCTGGGATCTTAAGTGCAATGTAATACGCTAGCCCCGCTACCAGGCACGTCAACATCCGGAACGGAATGTCTTGGGTGTTAGTGCCATTACCCGCATCTTGAATTCGGCGTAAACGCCAGTACACAAAGGTGTAGTAGTTGCTCTGATCTGGCGCAGGCCAGACGTTAATCTTGGGGTGATCTACACCTGTAATTAAATTTGTACCCGCAGGTTCGCCCCCAGGAGGATAAGTTGCCCCCGAAGACCGGTCGATCCAAACCTGAATTGGGCGCCCTTGAGCGTTTTTGTTTGGAATCGTAGAGTAGGTAGAAACACTAATACGGGTGATATTGATGTCGGTTTGGTTGACACCGGTTTGAGTCCGGATCACATGGTCCAGCAGATCAATTGTGTCTACCGGCAGCGGGTATGTAATCTGCCCCTCAACCATGGCAATCGAACCCTGCTCAATGGTCCAAAGATTGATGCCTCGGTTTGCCCATTCAACAGTCAAAAGATTAAGGCTACGCCGCGCAGTACGCAGGTCATAGCCAGACCGCAGCTCGCCACCGGCCCGCTCAAACGCCTCTTCAACGAGGTTATTGAGGTCTAAATTAAAACTAGATACGCCGGAAGTCGTCATTTTATTTTCCTGTGCCGAACAACTTTTTTAGCCACCGTACGAGGTTGTGGTACGAACTGTGCTCCTCGGGCTTTACCGGCACGCTTGGCTCGGGTGGTGGCGGCGTACTCTTGCGGGGAGAGCGCTTTAATGGCGGCTTTGGGGAGGTACCTTTCGCCGGTCGCTTCACTTCCTTGCGTTGAGGGCTTGCCACTTTTCGTTCTCCACTCTTGCTTTGTCCAAGCTTTTAGACTTCTCTGCGGCTTTTTCAAGTTCGACATATCGTTGCCTTTGCCTAATTTGCCTAAAATCTTCTGAAGCCTGCAGAATCCAGTTAAACGTATTTCCGTCCCGATGGTAGTCGTGAACCGGAAACCTAATCCCGATAGCCACCGCCAGCCTTTTTATACTGCATAGCTAGCATCTGAGCTTTACGGGCACTCCACTGTCCCGGAGCGCCACCCTTCCCACCAGCCTTAATACGCTCAAACAATGACTTACGCATGCCGGGTTTGGTGTAGTTCCCGGCCTCGTTGACCTTAGACTCTCCACCTTCTTTAAACGCCTTAAACTTATCACCATCCTTACGGGCTTTGGTTTTAGCTTTTGGCATCTTAGAGGGCATGATAGCCCCCATACCCCGGCTTGCCATCATTTGCAGGAACCGCCTTTGCGCATCTTGGTCATGCCGCCAGCTTTCATACCTTTACCGCCAGCCATGACAACCTGTTTGCCCTTGGTTTTACCTTTGACAGCAACACCATCACGGCTAGGAGCAGCAGTCTTAACAGCGCCCATTTTGGAAGCGGCGGTACCACCTTTTGAGTATTTCATTTCAGACCCTTTCTTAGGTTTAGAGAGCCCAGCTTCGCTTAAGCCAATAGCCATTGCTTGCTTGGGATTGGTTACTTTTTGCCCGGAAGAAGACTTTAGTTTTCCGGACCGAAACTCGCGCATTACTGTTGCAACTTTGTTCTTTTTGGGCATGGGGTTACCGCCAGCGTCGGCGGATTTGCCTCCAAGACTACCAACCCCAAACTTTTTCATACCATTCGCCCTTTGGTTTTGCCTTTGGTAGCAATTCCATCAGCAGCTTTGCGGTAACCGGTCTGACCACCCTTAGCCATTTTTTTAACCTTGCCACCTTTGCGCATAGTTTCAGTAGCAGGTACAACACGATCAGCCTCACCACTACGGCTTAAACGTACACGCTCAGCAGCACCTGCGGCGGTACGGGGCAACCCACTGTCTTTAGCGGATTGACGCCCAAAAAGGTATCGTCTTAGAAAATTCATAGTTACACCATCTTTCCGCGAGTTTTGCCGCGTTGAGCGCAGCCATCAGCGACTTTGCGGTACCCAACTTGACCGCCTTTAGCATAAAACTTTTTAGTCAGTGTAATACCGGCTCCTTTACCAACCCTACCCAAAGCAAGAGTGCCATACGGCGTTTCTATTTCTGGTTTTGGTAATTTAATCTTAGGGCCACCGCCTTCTTCTTTAGGTTTGTCGTTAAACATTTTTACACCATCCTTCCACGAGTTTTGCCGCGTTGGGCAATGCCGTCAGCGCGTTTAGATGCTGATGAAACCATACCACCTTTTTTCATACCTAACTCTTTTTTAGCCTCTTCAACCCGTCGTTTTCTGGCTTCTGTAGCAGATCCGGGGCCTGGAAGGTTTTTTCCAGCGCCCTTAGAGCGCATTAAAAAACTACCAATATCAGAGATGGTGTCGCTGGCTTTCTGTCCAAAAGACTCATCTTTTTCCAACTGCTTACGAGCACTTTCCTGACGTTCTTTTTTCCGAAGATCATCTAACTCTTTACCGTAATAAGTTTTCCCATTACGACTTTCCATCTCAAACACATCAGCCGGAACCTTTGATGGCGAATCAACAATAGGCATCATTTATCCTTTTTGAATAAGCCGATCAATCTTTTCTTCAAGGCGATTAAACCGTTGGTCAATGTGTTCAGTAATTCTTTCAACTTCTGCTTTAGTGACGTTATCACGGGCCACCTCCACTCTTGTTTGATTAAGCAACGTCTCGACGTCGCTAAGTTTTTTAAACTTCTCGTGCGCCATATAGGACACCAGGCCAAGAACAATACTTAAGCCGCCATTCCAAAGAAGAATCGTGCTATCCATTTAACACTTCCAAGCACGTAAAGACTTGTTAATACGGCTGTTGGGATCATTGGCTGTTTTAGCTGACGTAAGTTTTTTCTTCATGCCGGACATCCGGGCGCAAAAAGATTTCTTACGGGCTCCACCCTCAGGCTGCGGAGCTTTAAGCCCTGGTTTCCCTGGGTTAGCGCGATTGTAAGAAGCCCGACCTTTGGCGTTTAAGCCACCTTTCGGGTTCTTACCCTCTTTCCGTTGCCAGGCAGGGGTCTTAGCCATAGAACACCACTGCTGTAGTGCTTGCAGCGTTAGTTACATAAACGTCGGTCTCGCAAAGGATGCCTTCACCAGGAATTACCACGTTTACACAACCAGAATCTGCGGGACCAGTAAATGAAAATCGAACAGTCCCACTAGCACCGCCATCTTTAATAACTACTGTGCCTGCGCCAGCATAGGAAATCAGAAGCCCTTTAATACGAGTACGCCCATCGTAAACCGTGGTACTTGTATTGGCTGCTGCTACGCCAGCTTTTACGTCATATTGCATCGCCATTTTGGTTCTCCGGTGCGTCTAACCTATTGATTAACATCTGGTAGGCGGAGATAGTGGCTTGGGCTTGAATCAAAAAGGTTTGGGCCTTGTTTGCTTCTTGCTCTAACTCACGGATCTCCGATTCCAGAAATTCTTTGGTTATCTGCATTAAGTCAGAGTTGTACCAACGGTGATGTAGTGAGGAACGCCGCCAACCAAAATCTTGATTGCTTTAGCAGTTCCACCAACAGTACCGGTTCCAACAATGGTAGCTGCAGGGCCACTCTCAATATTCAGAAAGTTCTGGATCTCACCAGTCTGTGATCCGCTGTCCGAAATACGGATGAACGAAGAAGCTGCGCCAAGAGTTACGTTGGAGCTGTAGTCGGTATCAAGTTGGAGAACAGCCAGCGTGCCGCCGGGAGTTGTTGCTGTACCACCAAGAGTTGCACGAATTGCGTTGGCAGCGCCAGAAATTGAACCACCAGTATTAATTGAGGTGGAGATATGCGCACCGTTAATTGTGCCGCCGGTAGCTGCGTTAGCGCCAGTAACACGAGTAAAAGCACGAAGAGTCTCACCTGAGCCAGTTGAGGTAAAGGTTAGACGGGAATAATTTAGACGTACATCGCCTGTAGTGTTGCTGGCGGTGCCGTAAAAACTGGAAATATTGCCTGCTGTAGTGGCAACAATGGGGTCGGTAGAAGTACCGCCGATAAAGCCATTTTGCGACGCGACTGGGCCGCTAAAAGTAGTTTGAGCCATTGCTCATCCTTTCGTGTAGTAGCACATCCCCGTATCGTCTCTACTACGTCTGCCAAGCCAGTCGATACAGGTAAGAAATCTTGGTAACTGAAGAATACAACAAAAGGGGGGCTTTGCAACCCCCCTCTTTTATTACGCAGCTCCGGGTGAACCGAACACGCCAAGCGGGTCCGACCAACCAAAACTATAACGCTCACGGGCCTTGTAACGGACGTTGCCTGTGTCGAAATCCCCGTCCATGGACTGAGCCAGGGGGGTACGAACAAAGTGCTTCAGACCGTTGGGCACGTCTGTCGTGAGGAACCATGCGTCCGTATCCGTCAAGAAGTGGTTAACAGCGTAACCCTCGGGGATAGAACCATTGTTCTTCAGAGCGTTGATGTCGTTGTCGGCGGTGCCAACACGCAGCTCGGTCTCGAGGATTCGAGTTGCAACGAACATCAGTGACGGGGGAACAATCAGCTTCTTGGGCTTAGCAGCGATGAGCAGACCACGCTCGTCCGTCCACGCAGCGATCTGAATAACGGCGGCTTCCAGGGAAGTCTCGTTCAGGTCAGCAGGTGTTGCGGGTTCGTTGCTGTTTACACCGCCAGAAACCAGGGGATGCTGGGTCGAGAAGAGCTCAACACCGTCACCACCGGGGTAGGACGACGAGAAGCCGTTATTCAGGACTGCAGCAGCTTTGGTCTGCTTGGTGTAAGCCATAGCACGGGCCAGAGCCTTGGTGTAACGCGAAGCGAGAGAGTCATAGAGGTTGTCCTCAATTGCCTCTTCCGTCAGCGAGAATCCAAGAACGATGGTCTCGTGGTTGTAGCGAGCCGTCCATGCCTCTTGTGCATTGTCATAAGCCATGGCAGCGCCTTCAGCTTTGACGGGTGCAGCAGAGAAGCCAGACAGTTTGGTCTCTTCTTCGAAGGAACGCTCGGAGCTCTCGGTCTCGAAAATCTCCTTGTGCTCTTCGCCATAACGTGCGTACTCCATACCGAACAACGCGTTCAGGCCTGGGAGCAGCTCTTTCAGTAGTTGTGCGCGTGAAATAGCCATTTACATTACTCCTTAAGCGCCAGTGGCGTTGTAATACGAGTGGAAGCCAAAGTTAAATTTGACAATCAACTCAGGGAACACGATGTTGCCGCTAGATACATAGGATGTATCGGGGACAAGATCAACAATACGCATAGCATACGTTTGGGTCGGAGCGCCCGAATTCCAGTACACGCCAACACGGGAATCCCCAGTTGTGGTGTCACCAGTATTCAGAACCAACTGCACGTTATTGCCCAGAACGGTTTGCTGCAGGGGAGTAACGTCGAGGCCGGTGGTATCGGCGGTGTCGCCAACCGAAACAACCTTAAACAGGGTGTCAGGATCGTCAACAACGATAGCAACAGCATCGGTTACGCCAGACGAAAAGCCCGGCCAGTACTGCTGGAACACCTTCTGCTTAGTAGAAGGATTGGTGTACGAGCAGCCAACAAAAACACCGATGATGCCAGGAACAGCGGAAGTGTCGGTATCTAGCGTGCCCTTGATGATCGTGCCGCTTGAGCCAATCATAACAACGTCACCGTTAAACAGTGCTGTGTTGTAGTTGACAGAAGAGGTGGTGATCGGTAGGGAACGAGTTGCACCGGCAAATACCTGTCCACCGATCAGGTTGATCGGCTGCAAACCATAAGGTTTGCTAACAGTAGGATAAGCCATTTAGAACTCCTAAAAAGTTATTTACCTTTACCGAACGAGGCTGAGGACTTACGCTCCTTAAAGAGCGGCATCCGAGCATCGTTCTCTCTCATAAAGTTGCTCTCTACGGACTCCGCTTGGGCTTGTGTTTGCTTGTCAAAGTAGTCTTTGCGTTGCTCAACAAACTCAACCGGCATCTTGCAGAGTAACAACCCCGCCACCTCAATGTTGTCCTTAAAACGACTATTGGGGTCGGCTAGCAGTTTAAATTTGGGTTGCTCTTCAATCCGAACCGGCTCCCAGCCCTCGCGCATCTTGGAAGAGATGTTACGGGCGTCAGCCTGATTCAACATAGAAACCCGAATCCAACGGTACGCATAACCCGGCTCTTTATCTGGTTGAGGCAGGGTTTCAGGGCGCATCCACTGCTTGGGGCGCTCTGCTTGTGTACGGGACTCTAATTCGCGTGCAAGTCTATTTTCAGCCATTTTGATTCTCCAGTCTCATAAATTCCTTCGCATACTGTTCAGGCGTAATGCCCAACCTCTTAATCGTATTCATCTGGGTTTGGGTCAGACGAATCTTCTTAGAAGACGTACTTCGGGATGCCGGAGCAACCACAGTGGCGGGTTTAGTATCTGTGCGCTGTACGGGCTTGCCGCCCCCGTCAGTCGTTTTAACTTCGTCCCCGAATTTCTCGGGAAATTTCGCACGGATTGTTGCGTCAATCCGTTGGTAATATTCATCGGTGGTCGCATACGCGGCACCATGAGCAGCCACTAAATCTTCGTGCAAACCAAGTGCTAAGGCTGTCATTACCCTGTCTTGACCAAACCACTCATTGCGCTCTTGCCACGCAGCGGCCTTTTGGTCAGGACGGGGCACTTGTGTCTGTTGTTGTGGGATATTTACAGGAGTTTCATCAACTTGTAAAGGGGTAGGCTTATATCTTTCTGCTTGATCCGCCTTAATCTTGGCAGCAGTCAGGCGTTCCTGAGCCTCCACGATCTTGTCGATATCACCTTCTTCATAGGCTGCACGGTACTGCTGCTTGGCTATTTCTAGGTTCCGAACAGCCGTTTCCTTGAAGGAAGTAACAAGCGCAGACTCCCGGTCGTTGACCGTACTCTTTAGTCGGCGGTTCTCTTCCAGCAGCTTTTGAGCTACAAGGATAGCCTCCTGTTGCTCACGCAAAGCCCGTTCTTTCTCACGGCGCTCGTCGTGATACACCTTCTTCATCTGCTTCAGGCGAGTCTTGACCTTGTCGGAATACTCTTCTAACTCGTCTGCCTCTAATTCTTGAACAATTTCCTTGGGTAATGGCTCCCGTCCACGGTCCTGTTCAGGGGTGTCGTCGATGATTTCAATGTCATCTTCTACGGGTTTACCCTTAGATTCTTGAGTCTCGGCCTTAGTTTCTTTCTCGTCCGGAAACTCGTATTCGATTTCGTACTCTTTCTTTTCTTCTGCCATGTCAAACTCCTTATGCGCGACTGATGCCACGAGGATCTTCTACAACCCCCTCGACACTGTCGTCGTTGATAATCCGGAACTCGCGTCCGTGGATTTTTACCCGTGTACCAGCGTGCGGTCTGACGAGAATAAAGTCGCCTTCCTTACACCAGGGTCCACTTGGAAACCGTTTGTCGTCCTTGTAGCAATCCGGCCCCATCTTAAGAACAAATAACACGGTAGTAAGCAGCTCTTCGTGTTGCATCGTAATGTCTGCTTTGACAATACCGCTGTCGTACCTATTCTCAATGTCAGGAATCGCACACAAAATGCGATAGCCTGAAGGGTCAGGAAGCTGCTTGGCTTTCTGTTCGGCTGTTTCGGGTAAAACAGTTGAATCTTCTGGGTTATCGGGGTTTGTGCCGATAAGAAGTTCACTCATTGGAGTTTTCCATCCTTTCTTTGAGGTCGTTTAGTTTGGACTGTGCGACAAGCAGACCTCGGATCTTTCCGCACAGGTGTTGATACTCTGCGTAGTCTTTGGCAGACCCAGCTGCCAGACTTTCTTTAACTGCGTCCATCTCTTCTCTCATTTGTGATGAGAGGTATTCAATTGCGTCCATTACTCACCTTGTTTGGGGGGTGTTTGTGGTTTCTGAGCCTGAATCATGTCTTTAATCATCTGAGCGCCTAGGCGGGTACCCTCAAGCTCCTGACGGAACTGCTGGTCCGTGCTGCTTCGCTCGATGTCCACACCAAGTTTGGTACCCTCGATTTCACTCTTAAGCGCCAACTGCTCCATAGCCTGACGCTCTTGCGATGCAATCCGCTCTTGCTCAAGTGCAAGCTGAGCTGCTTTGAGTTGTGCGTCTGTTTGATCCTTCTGAGCTTTGCGTTGCTGCTCGGCTGCTTTGATCTGAAGCTCTTGCATCTGCATCTGAATGATCGGATCTTGCATCTGCTGCTGAGCCTGCTGTTGAGCGGCCTGCTGCTGGTTTTGCAATGTGAGCTGTTGTGCAGCTTGTGCAACCAGACGAGATAGCGCGGTCTCAACTTCCTCAGACATCTGCTCGTCTTCCTTAACCGTCGGAATCGGAGCGCCAACTTGCTGCTCGATCATGTTGCGATACATGAACCCATAGTGCTCGGCAATGTGAGCCTGCATAGCTGCAGCCATCTGAGGCGCCATGGGGTTTTGTCCAATCATCTGCATAGTCATCGGGTCACGCAAAAACGCCATGTGGGTCGCTATATGAGCCTGGTGATCCTGATAAGCAAAGGCTTTGAGCGGCTTCATCTTCAGCATCGCCATGTTCTCGCTGATCGGATCTACGGGCTTAGCGTCATCCTCAATCGGCACAAGCTTGGCTGCATCCTTAACACCCAGCACATCTAGCATCTGACGGTGAAGCTGTGGCAGGTTATAGATCTGTGGTGCTGACTGCGCCATCTGAAGCACTGCCTGATACTGGACAACCTTCTGCGACATGGTTGCCGCATTGGGGTCAGAGACAGGAATAACTTCCACGACGTTATAGTCGGCCTTCTTCGCACGCGGTGGGCCTTCTTCTGGCTCGTAGTCGTACGACTCAGGCGTGTAGTCACGGATGATGTTCTTGAGGAGCTTGAACTCCTGCTTCATCGAGTAGTGGATGCGCGCCTGAACTGCAGACATCACCTTGAGCGTGCGCTCAAGAATTGCCAGCGTTGTACCCACTGGGCTTTGCGCTGACATGTCAGAGACTTTAAGGTCGGCGGCAGAAGCAAAACGACGGCCTTCATCAACAATCGTACCCAGTAATGCCATGAGTACCTGTGACGGCTCCTTGTACGGGAGCGTCATGATGTTGTCTTTGATTGTGCCGGAAGCTACATCAACGTCTCGGAACTCGGCAGGGGCAATCGGTGTATCATCGCCCTTAACTCTAAGGCCCTTAGTCTTGAATCCTCCGGGCAGGTTTGACAGTGTGCCAGCATCAACCAGCTGCCGTATAAGGCTAGTCCCAGACTTAGCAAAAGCGCCAATAAGGTGAATAAGACCAAAACAGTAAAAGCCAAAACCCGGTACGTAACCGTAATGGACGAAATGATTCCTCTTCGCTTTAAGCGGGTCATCTGGGTGCCAATTTCTCCGGATTGCTAAAACAGTTTGTGTTGACTTCTCAATAGTCACGACGTACGGCAGCGCAATGCCGGTCTCTTTGCCGTCGTCATCCTTGTCCTCGTAACCTGGTAGGTCCAGGTCAACGTGCATCTCAAGGATCTTATAGCGATCATCTGTTGTCGCTCTAAAGCCCATCTTCTCAGCGATCTTTTTCTCGACCTCATCGAAGGTATCGTTGGGCGTGCCCATCTCTACATCACGATAAAAGCCCGCTACCTGAAGCCTGCGCATCTCGTTCTCGGTCTTGCGCATGACGTGAGTTACACGCTCGCTTGTCTCAAGGCTTGAGGCGCCGTAGGGCACGACAATATCTTCGGCAGGAATAAATATTGCCACCTGACGCTCAAGGCTCGGGTCGTAATAGACTTTCTTGAACGCGTTACCTGCAAGGCCCAAGCCCCACAGCATCCGCTCATGCTCAGGCCGGTACTCAACCATGACCTCTGTGAGCTGGTAGTTCATATCGTCTTTGACTCGGATAGACGCTTCTTTTTTCTCAGGCGTCTCCTTGCCAAGGATCTGTGTCTTAACTGGACCAGCCGGAGGGAACGTCTCCATGATGGTCTCGGCTTGGAACTTAACAAGCGCCTCACTTAACAGCGGATGGTACACACCACATGAGCCAGGCCAAGGCTCCGTGCGATCCTCGATCTTCATCCCCAGAAGCTCAAGCCCGTCGACGTAGGTCTGCATCCAGTCCTTGCGTGAGTCAATGTCGCTCTGGAAGTCGCCAAGCAGGTCGCTTGCAAGGGTCTCAAGCTCCTGGTCGCCCATCTTCTCGGCGATGTTCTCATTGAACTCGTCGTCTTCTTCCTCAGCCTTGCCAATCTCAATCTCGATATCGCCAATGCCAAGCCGTACAGCCTCGGGATCCTCGATCTCAATCTCAATAGCTGGCTCAGCAACCATGTCATCGCCAATGAGACCTAGGGGGGCTGGGTTTACTGCTTTCTCAATAGCCATAATTCATCCTTAATAAAACGGCTCGCGTCGCCGTCTGAACTGTATGGGGTCGTCCTCTTCATCCAAGAGGGTTCTAATGTAGCCACCCTTGCGGAACCGCATCAGGGCAAGGGATACCGAGTCAACGTAGTCATCATGCTCGCCCGCAGGGAAAGATGCAACCTCGTCCACGACCTCTTCAGCCCACTGAGTGTTGGGCGCCCAGACCCGCCCAGAGGCGAACAGATCTGACACGGCATTAAGTCTGGATATCTTGTCGTTGCCCCGGCTGGGCGTGAACTCTTGGACCGGAATACCCATGGCCCGCATCTCATAGATGAGCGGCGCCCCTGATGCCTTCTTCTCGATGATCACTGAGTCCGGATTCCACTCTTTATATTGCTCGATGGCGCAGCGCTTTAGCTCCGGAAACTCCATCCGGTCCCGAAACGCGTTCAAAAGTATGATGTTTGCCTGACTTATGCCGTTACTGTCGGGGTGGTAAAACACGCCCCACGTCGTTAGCGCTGAGTAGTCGGCCCGGTTTGACTTCTCGAACGCCGTATCCCAGGCCATCAGGGTAAATTCACAGTAAGGCGGGTCTTCTTTGTCCCAAATCTGCCACCACTCGCGCTTGACGATGGCCGAAGTCTCAGAAGTTGGGTTTTGCTGGTACTGAGCCTGCCATTTGGCATTAGGAAGTTCCTGTTTTAGGACATCCAGCTCCTTTTTTGACCAAAATTCTGGCCAAAGTGGGTTCCCAGAGGGTAAAAGTGCCGGAAATTCGATGACTTCCCACTCATCGCCGCCCCGTTGAGCTGCAGCTTTGAGAACCTGCCCCGTTAAGTCCTTCTTGGACCACCTTGTCATCACGATGACAATAGAACCCCCCGGCTGCAGACGCTGCCGTGGACCCGAGGTGTACCACTCGTAGGTCTTATCGTATATGTCTGGGTTGATTTCGGCTAGTGCCGCCTCTTGTTCCGAGTGTGGGTCGTCGATGATGAGAAGATCCGCGCCTTTACCCGTGACAGCGCCTCCAACACCGATAGCAAAATAGTCTCCCCCAGCGTTAGTCGCCCACCGGCCAGCAGCCTTAGAGTCCGCTTGTAGTTCAACTCCAGTAAATATTGATCTATAGACTTCCTGGTCGACAAGATTTCGCACCTTTCTACCGAATCCGACGGCAAGTTCAGCTGTATGAGACGTTTGAATGACTTTTTTATGCGGGTAGTTGCCTAAAAACCACGCTGGTAGCAAATAAGAGGCGAACTCACTCTTAGTATGACGAGGGGGCATGTTGATAATTAGCCGTTTTAGCTCGCCGCGCGCCACTCTTTCAAAGGCACGGGCCATCCTAGCGTGGTGTCGACCACCAATAAATGTAGGCCAAACCTTTTTTACGAACTCCATGAAGTTCTTTTGAGCTTTTTCTTGCTCAACCAGCCGGTCGTACATCTCCAACTGCTGCAAAACCTTGCGCTTTTCCGCATCTGGTAACTGCGGTAACACCTGTAGCAGGGCGTTTAGTTCACTGAGGGTCGGTGCTTGCATCCGGATCCTCTTCAGTTTGCTCTTCTACTTCTTCTTTAACACCCAGCTCAGCCTCTAGGTCGTCGACCAGCGGCTCTACGTCTATCGTATTGCTGTGAATCAGGCGCCGAACCTTATCGCGGATGGCGGTTTCCAGATCTTCCGTAGTCCTGTGGGTGACCGTAACCTCGGATTTCTCAACAAAGAGACCCACGTCGCTAATCTTTCCAAGCAGTTCTAGCGCTTTGAGTTCGTATTTAGTGTCTCCGCAGTCAGCTAGGAGTATGAGCTTGTTGGTTACTAAGGTTCTTAACTGTGTCGCATCCGCCACAACCTGCTGGTCATAGGCTTTTAATAGCGCGCCGACCCTGGCAGCAACCTCGGGAGTATTTAGTTCAGCTGGGAGATTCTTTGTTTTGCTGTCTTTGCGCAGGTCGTCAAAGAGCTTATTTGCAGCCTTCTCGTGCTCTGGAGTCATATCAAACCCCATGCCGAGTTCTTGCAAAACCATCGCTGTCGTTGAAGAAACCTCTACTGCCTCGCGTGCTGATGAAGGCACGTCGTCATCCTGAGAATCAGGCAATGCAACCGAGTTGTCCGGTGTCACATTAATTGGCATGTAAGGGGCTTTTTGTAGGCTCCAGTTTTGCCGAAGTGTAACAGCGTTTTTTATAAACGCAAGAAAAAGTTGCCGGTCTGTTCCCGGCTGTCAGGGGCAGGAGTTCCCCGAGACCACGGCTGCTTCGTTTTTGTGTGAGCCAAGAATCAAGCGGGACCCGGACTCACGGAATAAATATATACCCCCCTGGGGCAAATAGGGGACCCAAAACACATAGGGGGGTGTTTTCCCTAAGACGGCTTAAGTTAGCGCGGACTAACTTCGAAGGGGGTGGGGGTTGCTGAAAGTTGGAAATGTTTTGTGCAAATTATTGTGTATGTAGGAGCTGTAGTACATATGGCTAGTTTAGGGGGGTGGGGAGTGGTGGGGGTCTACCTAGTCAAATTGAGTTGCCGGTAGGGTTTTAAAATTTTTTAGAGAATCCTAGACCTATCTAGTTCTTCCGCGTTTGTTCGCGTCCGTCATCGTATCCGCGCGAACACAGTCGGCGCGGCTGGCGTCAACCCCTGCGAAAATTTGACACTCTGTGTTTGATTGTGTTATTATGTAGTCATGGTGATCGAGACGCGTTGTCTACGGCCATGCGAACAAAACCGTATCAAGCGGGTTTGTTCATCTTCAATATGGAGTTGCAAAAATGAAAAATGCTCAAGTAGTTGTAAACCCGACTAGCACGTTCAACACCGAAACGGTCGTTGCCGATGCAGTATCCACTACGTTCACTCTGTCGGCTGAGTTAGCCGAGACGGTAGCAGTAGCGGCTGAGATGGCGCAAGACGCGGCCTTCGATTTTGGCAAGGCCTGCGATTCTATCGCGGCGGTTCTCGGTGGTCTTAAGCGCGATGGTCTGCTGACCTTTGCATCTTGGACGGTCGTTGCCGATGCCTTCAAAAAAGCGGCGGCGGTTCGGGCGCGTGACAATGGCGCGATTGATCCGGAGGGTGCGGCGCAGGATACGTTCGACCGCGTGGTCAAGCGCAACAAGGAAATTCACGGTTTGGTGAAACCTGCGGCTGAGAACAAGGACGCTAAGCGTATGGCCGAAAAGCGGGCGCAGGATCAGGCCAAGGCTCTGCAGTCGGCGCAAGGCAAGTCGGTTGAGGAATTAGAGTCGGCCAAGCGTGCGCTGTATTCTGAAGCAAGCGATGAGTCGATTGCCAAGGCCAAGGCTCTCGAGAAAGTGATCAAGGTTGTCAAGTCTGCCGAGAAGGACGCAGTTAATGAGCAGATGAAACCACTCACTGCGGCGGCTGGCGAGGCGCACAAGGCGATCATGCAGTTTATGAAGGACAAGAATGATCCCAAGTTACTCGGCGATTATGTGATTCTGCTCAAGCGCACCTTGGAAATTTGGCAAGGTAAGTAATGCTTCGGGGGGCTTCGGCCCCCCATTCTATCGAAAGGGATAATTATGGATATGCAAGTTGATGAGTTACTCGCTTATGCGGTTAGTCGGTTTGGGCAGTCTCGGCACTACGTTCTTCGCTTTGGGGCCAGCACTCCTGTTGTGGAGTGCACCGAACCTGATGGCACTTCGGTTGCTGAGTTCTGGTTCAAGAATGGTTTTATTCACCAGCAGGATTTTGTTTAATCAGCCGACTTGGATCGCGTCAGCGATTCGGGTCGGAACAAGGACTGACTTTTTGTCAGTCCGCCTGACCAGTTCTTTTCTGACCAGTTCCATAGAAACAACGTCATAGCCCATGGAAACAACGCGGGAGCCCACGCGAACAAAACCGTGCAACGCGGTAATGTTCTACGAAAAGAGTGCATTGTACGTAATGTTCTTAATGTTCTACATTATTGTTCTACGCTTAAGTCTTTGATTATAAAGCAATGTTCTATTGTTCTGTGTTTTTTGGGAAAAATCACGGTAGCCAAGATCAAAAGAGGCATCTTGCATGATCATAGAAATTTCCGAGAATAGGATGATTCTCTCGGGGGGGCTATATAAATTCATAGAACATTAGAACATTAGAACAATACCCCTCAAACGGCTTGCCCTAGCCATTCATATTGTTCGTATGTCCCCAATAAAAATAGAACATTCCGAACAATATAGAACATTAGACCCCCAAAACCCCCTTTGTAACTTGACAATGTAAACTACCTATGCTATAATAGGGTTTGTTCAATAGAAATTCGTCCACTAACCCTGACCTCACTATTACACGGAGAAACACAATGACACACAGCACGAACATAACCGCACCGCACGGCTTTGTTCCCAAGCCCTGCCGCATCTGCGGCGAGACCATCGACCCCCGTCGTGCCGCCCTTGAAAAGACAACCTGCATCGACTGCCAAGTCGACCTCGACCGCACGAACCCTGTGCGTCATCTCGTTGCCATCCCCTACGGCAAGGGGGCGTATCAGTACATCCACGACCCAAAAGACCTGTTCAACACGAACCAGAAACACATCCGTACGTAATTCTCAAGAAAGGAATAACAATGAAGCAGGAACAAGCACCAAACCCTCTAATTGAAATGATTACTCACGCCATCCAGCCCATGCCGAACAAACCCGCGCCCAACGGGATAGTTCGCGTTGTGGTCAAGACCCATTACGGCACTAAGTTCTTCTACGCCGACAACCCCGTTGCGGATCTGTTTCTCAAGGTTCAGGGCGGGAAAACGCTAAAGCCCGAGTCCCTCAAAACATTGAAGGCCAACGGCTACGAGATCCAATATCGCTACGAGGAGGTGAAGTTATGAAGTGGAACCACAGGGTCGTAGACCTATCGGCAGAAAACGGCGGTGAGCCGTTGTTCGGGTTGCGCGAAGTCTATTACGGGGACGATGGCAAGCCCGAGTCTTATTGCGATCCGTTCATGGTGGGCGATGACTTGGCCGAGTTACGCCGACTGGTCGAGCGGTTGGAGAAGGCGTTGGCCGAGCCTGTTGTTAAGTTCGAGTTGAGGTATTGCCGAGCCTGTGAAACCGAGGTGGACGCGGTGGACGGGGAGTGTACGAAGTGCGGTCAACCGACTGAGGAGGTGGTTCAAATTAATCGGGGCAGATACGAGGATTGGGAGGTGGTCTGCATCGACTCCGAGACCTACGCCATTTACCGCAAGGACTACAACGAAGAATGGCAAGACGAGCAAGGGAACAACCTTGTCTTTGACACGGCTGAGGAAGCCACACAGTACTTGAGAAACACGTTCAACGAAGGAGGTAGTAATGCAACCACATGAGGCGGCGCAAAGCGTGGCTTGGTTCGTTGTCCTAGTCTTTATAGGCATAGGGCTTGTCTTGTTCCACGATTACAGAAAGGAGAAATGATGGACGGCGAAAAAGACGACGGCGTTGTGGTCGGGGTGTTTACGCACAAGGAATACCAAACGGTGCTAGATGCCTTGGACTTGGCGTGGAAGTGGTACGAGGATCGTGGACTCACATACGAGGCGCGGCAAGCCGACAAGTTGTGGGACGCGATGCGCAAGGTTTTAACGGAGGGCGCGTAATGGGCTACGCATCACAGGTGGTCATCACGTTGCACGGCAACAAAGAGGACGTGTCGTTGGCTTTGACCATGTATCAGGCATCCGAGACGTTAGAGCAGATTGACGCGGCTTGGCACATCTTGAGCACGGCCAACGGCTACGTTGATTTCTTTTACTACCATGACGAGGACTCTATGCACGTTGCTTGGCGGTTCAATTGGGTGAAGTTTTATGAGGAATCCCAAACGGCGTTGAACCGACTAGGCGATATTGTTGAGGCCTTGCATAACGAGCATGGCGCGGAGGTGACGCTGACCCTGAGACGCTTGGGCGAGGACGTGACCGACTACGAAGAATTGGAGTGGGGCAAGGGCGAGTACGACGAGAGCATCGAGGTCGTGCGGCGGCTAGACGTGGAGTTGCCTGTGGCAGACATCAAGCAGTTTTTTGAGAACAAAACCGCATGGGGCGGGAAAATTCAAGGAGATGACAATGCAAGTAAGTAGTGCTGGACTAAAGGTGTTCCACACCTACGAGCAGGTGCTCTCTCACTACGAGAGCGTAGTGCCGTACCGTTCAGGGTGCGAGAAGGGCAAGCGGCCACTCGGTAGCAACCGCAGGTATCTGTACCTTCTGATTGACAAGTACACCGAGACCAACGCGATAGCCCTGTCCCTCTATGGCAAGGACATCGTGACCTTTTTCCCGTCAGGCAAGATTGAAGTCTGTCTTGGTGGCTACGACTCGGTATCAACGAGGCAGTTCATCACGGCAGTCACGCCTTGGTCGTGTGAAACACACCGTGGAACAACGTACTTGCGAACGGCGAGTGGGCACTTTGCTTTCCCAAACCCCCACTATTCCCTGATTCTTGAGGATAGCGTGGTACTTAACCCACAACATGAGATCGTCTACCGACTGAATCGCAAGGCACTCAACGTCATACGGGATAAGTATGCACCGTTTCGGGAGTACGTGCAGAACATGGGGTCGATCACAAACTGCATCACGATGCAGGAGTTCGACGAGGCAAAGATCCCTGTCGCGGGGTGGAGCACCCAAGAAGGCCGAGTCCAACGCATCAATCTGCCGACTGCATCGGTGAGGTATTACCACGGGATAGCCAAACCATTGGAGGAGATGAATTTGTTCATCGGCATGGTGGAGCACTCGTGTGAGAACGATGACTTAGAAGGTCTTTATCACGCGTATCTGTTGCTAGGTATCAGCGCGTTGGACTTTACTTATTTTGACAATACGTTTAGATACAGAGGCGAGCCTATTGCTAAGCAATGCCTTGAGTTCTTTGATGAGATTTTGAAGTACGTGCATCGTGACACGCTATTCACGAAAGAAGTATTGCCCTTGGGCAAGAAGAGCAGTAATGACAATCGGAAGTACTTTAACTATTGAACAAAACCGCATGGTGCGGGAATGTTCTTAACCTTAAAAGGAGTTGTAAATGGAAATCAATCTGTCAACACAAGTATCTTTGTCTGAAGCAGCCGATCTGATTCTTGCAGTCGGTCACGAGAACGCAGTCCACATGGTAGGCGAGCCTGGCATCGGCAAAACTGCAACCCACGACATCATCGTGGAGAAGTCAGGGTTCAAGGGCATCTACATTGATGCGCCGAACGTAGAGTTGGGTGACCTTGGCATCCCTGTGCCGAACCATGAGACTAAGACCACGCATTACTATGTTAATGAGCATTGGGGGTTCCATACCAATGAGCCGCTTGTCATCTTCATCGACGAGTTCACTAAAGCCGCGCAGGGTGTGCAGAATATGTTGCATCCGCTACTCAATGAGCGCCGCATCGGTGGAATCAAACTGCATCCTCAGTCCATCGTGGTGACGGCGGGTAATCTGTCGGGTGACTCGGTGGGTGACGTGATGAAAGCGCACACACGCAACCGCTTGACCGTACTCAATATTAAGAAACCACACGCAGGTATCAACGCCGACGGTTCTATTGACTCAGGGTCGTGGGGTGAGTGGGCAGTTCGCAACGACGTAGCCCCCGAGGTAATCACGTGGGTCAAAGAGTATCCGACTGTCTTGGCATCGTATCTTGATGGTGGTCAGGCTGAGAACGCATACATATACAATCCTAAGAAACCACAAATGAGTTTTGTGTCTCCGCGTTCGCTGGTAAAAGCATCGAACATTGTCAAGCGGAGAATGTCGTTCAGTAACAACACTCTGAAGGGTGCTTTGGAAGGTACGATTGGTGCGGCAGGTGCGCGAGATATGTTGTCTTATCTTGACGTCGCCGACTCGCTACCAACGTGGGAGCAGATACTTACTAATCCAAACACCGCGCCTGTGCCCAACAGTCCTGCGGCTCTGTGTATCTTGGCGTTCAACGCATTGCAGAGAATGGATCGTGCCAACGTAGCCAAGTGGTTCGACTACATGAAGCGCACACCGAAAGAGTTGCAGTCTGTGTTCTGTCTGTCTGCCATGAAGTCAACGGACAAGAAGCAGTTGTTGATGACTAGCGCACCGTTCGTAACTTGGATGCGCGAGAACCAGTATCTATTCTGATGGATAGGTTCGTACTTTTTGAGGGCGAGGTCTGGCGACTGTTGAACACGGATCACAATGGCGACAAGAAGTTGTGGCGCATTGGGATTGTCGAATTAGGGGAACGGATATGGAATCGTTGGGTTCCTGCCCACAAGTGCACCCTGCTAGACCCCGCGTTAAACGTATTATTTAAGGAGAAACAAAATGATTGAAGTATTAGCCGGTATAACAACGCTATCGCTTTTTCTAGCATGGCGTCTGTATGTAGTATCGCATCGCTTAAAGGTTGCTGACGTGTTGTTGCGCGGCATCGTGAGCGGCAAGGTCGAAGTCCAACACACGGACGACGGGTTTCAATTAAAAGTTGTGGAGAAGCACAATGGCTAAATTAACTGCTGAACAACGCATCGAGAAGGTACACGTTGCGCTTATGCGCAACCCTAAGTTCTGCCTATTCTCGGGGATGTTTATGGTGGGCAAGGTGTCTGTTGACGACAAGATCCCAACGGCTCGGACGGATGGTGTCAACGTCGAGTACGGACGCGAGTTCGTGGATCGGCTGAATGATAAACAGTTGGGGTTCCTGATCCTGCACGAGGCGATGCACAAAGCGTATCGTCATCTAACAACGTGGGAAAAACTCTACAAGAAGAATCGTCACGTTGCTAACGTAGCGTGTGATTACGTTATCAATCTGCAAATCCGTGACTACGATCCCGAGGGTGATTTCGTTGAGATGCCGACTGATGAGGAAGGCAACGTGATGGGCTGCATCGACGAGCGGTTCCGTGGCATGGACGCAGGTCAGGTATTCGGTATTCTTGAGAAAGAGTTGCCGCCTCCCCCGCCGCGTGGTCGCCCCTGTGATGACGGTGGTGACGACGGAGACCCGAACAAACCCGTGTCGCACGGTAATGTTCAGCAAGGTTTCGATGAGCATGATTGGGAGAACGCTAACTCGATGGATCCCAAAGAGGCCGAAGAGATGGCGAAGGAGATCGACAATGCTCTGCGTCAGGGTGCGTTACTCGCGGGCAAGATGAACGGCAAGGTATCTCGGGATATTCAAGAATTGCTTACGCCTAAGATTGATTGGCGCGAGGTGCTACGGGATTTCGTCAAGACAGTTGCACAAGGCCGAGACGATACGTCATGGCGTAGGTACAACAAGCGGCTGATCGGTAGCGATGTCTATATGCCGATTCCCATCTCTCAGAAACTTGGGAGCGTAGCCCTTGGTGTCGACACATCAGGTTCGGTGGGTGGCGAGATCCTTGCTCAGTTCTTGGGTGAGGTCAAGTCGATCTGTGACGAGGTGTCGCCTGATGTGGTGGATCTAATCTATTGGGACTCACGAGTTGCCGCGCATGAAAAGTACGAGGGTCACATGGTTCATGGCTTGACTGATTCTACGAAACCACGAGGCGGTGGTGGTACGTCGCCCGAGTGTGTGCCGAAGTACTTGGGCAAAGAGAACATCAAGCCCGACTGCGTGGTGATGCTGACCGATGGGTATTTCTATGGTGACGAAGAAGGTGATTGGTCAAACGTCGGAGCCCCTGTGCTTTGGTGTGTGATCGACAACAAACATTTCACGGCTAAGAACGGCGTGACAGTTCACATTTAGGAGGTAGTATGGGACGCATTACGGTATCAGTAAACGAGGAGTCGGTACGCCGACTCAAGGAAATGCAGGTGAAGTTGTATGACGAGATGGGCGTGGAGTTTTCTCTCAGCCAAGTCATTGACTTCTTGGTCAAGCAATACTTAAAGGAGAACGGTGATGAGTGAGTCATTCGGGATTGCAACGAGCGCAATGCTGGTCGAGTTGTCGATCAGTTGTTGGACTGCGCGTAAACTAGACAAGCGTGTTTCTCAAGAAGTGGATGCGGATAAAGGTGCGCGGGCACGTGCTGGTAACTACCAAAAGAATCTGTTGGCGGGTACGCATAAGTTGGACAACATCGTGAAGTTCGCAGCCAACGTCAGAGCATGGCATCTTGCTAACACTTTGCCGTGGTCGGACAACGGGCTACGACTGCTACCGATGGATAACTTCTTGCGTTACAAGGAGCGACTGGGCGAGTACGAGGAGGAGTACAACCTGCTGGTTGATTCGTTCTTGAACGAGTATCCGACATTGGTGGACGCTGCGGCGTTTCAGTTGGGGGATCTATTCGATAGAAACGAGTACCCCGAAGTCAACGACATAGCCCATAAGTTCCGATTCCAATACGTGTTCTCGCCTGTGCCGACTGTGGGTGACTTCCGTATCGACATCAACGAGCAAGCCAAAGCGGAGTTGACGGATAACTTCAACCGTAACTTTGACTCGCGGATCCAAGGTGCTATGAAGGAAGCATGGACTCGACTGCATGATTGTCTGACCCATGTTAGCGAGCGACTTGGAGACGTGAACGAGGGCGAGCGTAAGGTGTTTCGTGATTCTCTAGTAGGGAACGCACAGGAGTTGGTCGATATGCTCAAGGTTCTCAACGTAACCAAAGACCCTGATCTTGAGCGTGCCCGTCAGCAGTTGGCGCAGACATTCACAGGCTTGGAAGTCAAAGACCTGCGGGAAAGTGCCGACATTCGCAAAGACGTGCGAGCCCAAGTCAACGATATTCTCAACAAATTTAATTGGTAAGGAGTTGCCATGAAGTTTCTACCTAGCAAACAAAAGCCCGACGGACTGTCCCCCCGCCTGAAAGAGGTACTAGATATTGTTCACGCCAAACGCCCACTCATCGAGTACGAAGTGGTAGATGTTGATTTCAACAACGAGGCGAGCAAGGTCAAGTGTTGGCAACACGGGCAGTTCCTCGGCAGTATCGACTCACATTTCAAGAAATACAGTAACGCCTCGGGCATGACGGTTACTTGGTTCTGTGTCTATTCACCACACATTACGAAAGAAAGGGGTGACGCACATCGCAGATACCTTAAGAACGCAAAGACTGCGGCGAAGGTTGCGATTGAGTCTTTGATAAAGACACCGCTTGAGCAATTGGGTAGGGATTTGGCTAACCTAGGTCAGGGCGCGGCAGAGAGTGTGATGTCACGAGTACACAGCGATCTCAGATACGGCATGAAGTTCAATGAGGTCGCGGCAATTGATTATTTTATTGCGTTGCACAGTGGGGAGGCAGTCGAGCCGCCTAAAATAATTATGGATAACATCACAGACAAAGCGGTAAAGGCTAGGGATAACTTCTTGATTGCAAAGAATGTGATAAACCATGTCCATGCGAAGAACTGCTATTACATCAAACAGATGAAAGACGAGACGTGGCTTTTCGCCGACCCCGCTATTCTTAACACAACGTCCAAGATTCAGACGACATACGATCTGCCTGATGCGGTGCAAGAGAAACTTACAATGCTAAAGTTATTGGAGCATCATCAGTTTGCCAAAGACATCGGCATCAAACTCAAGCCTAGTATGGATGAAGACCTTGAGGTTTATGTTGTAGTCAAAGGCGAAACTGTGACATACTAAATTCGTTTCGTTCACCATATTGCAGATGTGGTAGCAACTCCGTGGCCTGTGTAGAGCGGGAAATCTGCTAACTCTACAACCTAAGCGAACATTACCGTGCCAAGCGGTTTTGTTCGCTTTTTCATTTAGGGTATCCCCTACTCTAAAATTTTTCTTCCTACCCCTTGCAAACCTAAAACGGTTGAAGTATACTCTGTCCACAATCCGACAAGAGGATACAAGATGGCCGTCACACCCGAAGGAAGAGTCAAAGCAAAAGTCAAGGCTTTGCTCAACAAATATAATGTCTATCACTTCATGCCCGCAACGGGCGGTTATGGTCGAAGTGGCGTGCCCGATATTATCTGCTGTGTTGGTGGAAAGTTTCTTGCCATCGAATGTAAGGCTGGCAATAACAAGCCGACTGCATTGCAAGAGCGCGAATTAGAACGGATCGAAGAAGCAGGCGGCATAGCCTACGTTATTAACGAGACAAGCCTTGAGTCGTTTGAGGGCGCTCTACGCGCTTTCATCGTTGACCTGACTAGTTCCCACAGAGGAGTGTGAGCGTGAAAGAAAAATTGCTAAAAAGATTTTGTTCGGAGCAGGTCTGCATCTTGCTTGAACGCATGGACTCTCACCCCGAAGAGTTTGTCAACGGCTGTGGGAAATCCCGCTACTTTGAACCAAAGTGGTCTCCAATTCTTAACGAGGGCGCGTTCAATAGAATTGAAAAGTATTTGCTTAAATCAAAAATGTTTGGTATTCGCAGACGGCAGACAAAGGCCGACATCATATTAGTGCTAACACGAGATGTGACGGATGTTGAGGACGAGAGTCCGAAGATGTCCACGACGTCACGGTTCTCTGATCAGGTGGCACAGAAAATGATCCTCAATAAAGCGCAGATTGAAATGCTGAGAAACAATCCATACCTAAAACCGCAAAGCAATAAAAACCCATGATTATCACAGTCGATTTTGAAACGTACTACGACCGTGAGTTCTCATTGTCCAAGATGACGACCGAAGAGTACGTGCGCGACGACCGCTTTGAGGTCATCGGAGTTGGCGTAAAGGTTGACGACGCCGACACCGTATGGTTTAGCGGAACCCATGAAGAGACTGCGAGTTTTATGTCGGAATTCAAATGGGATGAGGCGTTTGTCCTAGCACACAATACGATGTTTGACGGGGCAATCCTGTCTTGGCGGTTCGGGATCAAGCCGATGATGTGGCTCGACACCCTCTGCATGGCTCGCGCAACCGACGGAGTTGAGGCGGGAAACAGTCTTGCGAAGTTGGCTGAACGGTACAACCTAGGAGTGAAAGGACAGGAGGTAGTCAATGCGCTTGGTAAAAGAAGAACCGATTTTTTGGCTGGTGATCTTGATCGTTATGCAAGTTATTGCGTTAATGATGTTGATCTTTGCTATCGGCTGTTTAATACACTAGCACCGAATTTTTCAAAAGGCGAAATACGTTTAATTGATCTGACGCTGCGTATGTTCACAGAACCCGTGCTTCAGTTGGACTTGCCCCTGTTAGAACAGCATTTGGAAGAGGTCAAAGAGAAAAAAGAACGGTTATTAGCTGCAGCTAGCTCTGATAAAGACACGCTGCTTTCTAACGAAAAATTTGCTGCCCTGCTTCAGAGCATCGGCGTTGAGGTTCCGACTAAGATCAGTCCCGCCACGGGCAAAGAAACGTGGGCGTTGGCCAAGTCAGACGAGGGGTTGAAAGCCCTGCAAGAACATAACGACCTAAGAGTGCAAGCCCTTGTTGCTGCACGCTTGGGAACAAAGAGTACCTTAGAGGAAACGCGAACGGCACGGTTTATCGGTATCGCCAAGAGAGGGGCGATGCCTGTGCCGCTTCGTTATTACGCCGCACACACTGGGCGTTGGGGTGGAGACGACAAACTAAACCTACAAAATCTGCCACGGAAATCGTTATTGAAGCAGGCTATCGAACCGCCGAAAGGGTTTGTAATTATCAATAGTGACTCATCGCAGATTGAAGCACGGACTGTGGCTTGGCTTGCGGGACAGGAGGATTTAACAGATGCGTTCGACAAAGGTGAAGATGTCTACAAGATCATGGCATCAGCTATTTATAACAAACGAATTGAAGAAATTTCGAAAGATGAACGCTTTGTGGGGAAGACAACGATTCTCGGAGCGGGCTACGGCATGGGCGCGGCTAAGTTTCAGGCGCAACTTAGGACTTTTGGAGTCGACCTTCCGGAAGAAGAGTGTCAGCGCATCATCCGAGTCTACCGAGAGACATATCCCAAAATCCCCGCGCTTTGGAAACAGGCACAAAATTGTCTTGAAGCGTTCATTAGTCGCCAAGCATCTCCAATCGGTACGCAACCACAAGCGTTATATATTGATGCCAAAAGAGATGGTACGACCGCTTTCAGACTTCCGTCCGGGCTCTATCTTGGATACGCAGGACTCGAGAAAGACTCAGACGGTCAGATTACATACCGAACCCGTGCTGGACGTACAAAGATATATGGCGGGAAGGTCGTTGAAAATTTTACGCAGGCAATAGCACGCTGCGCAGTCGGGGAACAGATGCTAAAAATCGCTAAACGATATAAGGTAGCATTGACTGTTCACGACTCCGTGGTGTGCATTGCACCCGAAGCCGAGGTCGACGAAGCCGTTGCCTATGTAACGGAGTGCATGACATGGCGCCCCAAGTGGGCACAAACATTACCCTTAAATTGTGAGGCAGGTTATGGTAAAGATTACGGATCAGCTTGATTACACACCGCATGAGTTAGAGGCAAAGCGCCTTCTCAAAGAGGTTCACCAGCTTTTATTGCTAAATGATTTTGTAGCAGCAGTAGATGGACTAGACCGTGCAATGGTTGAGTTACGACTGATGCGCACCGCTATCAAGAGCCATATCAAAGAATGAATTACACATGGTCATATAGCAGCATCTCGCTGTTCCAACAGTGCCCACGGAAATACTACCGACTGCGGGTGTTGAAGGATATCGTCGAACCCCCCGCTGCGCATTTGGATTATGGGACTGCGGTGCATCAAGCCGCAGAAGATTATGTCTGTAACGACAAAGCGTTAGACCCGAAGTACGCTTTTATAAAGCCTGTGTTGGACCAATTAAAAAGTTTGCCAGGTGCTAAGTTGTGCGAGTACGAAATGGGGCTGACCAAAGATTTTAAGCCATGCGGGTTCAGAGATGAGAACGTGTGGTTCCGAGGCATTGCTGACCTTCTTATCATTGACGGTGATCAGGCAAAACTAATTGATTACAAGACGGGCAAGAAAAGTCAGTACGCAGACACGAAGCAGTTGGAGTTGTTAGCCCTGCTAGTGTTTAAGCACTTCCCATACGTCCAAAGTATTCGGGCGGGGTTAGTGTTTGTAGTGGCAGAGGATTTGGTCAAAGCCGAGTTCAATGCTGATGTGCAAGAAGGGGCGTGGCAGAGGTGGCTACCTGAGATTCAAAGGCTGGAAAAAGCTATGGAAACTGAGGTATGGAACGCGCGCCCCAATTTTACGTGCCGTAAATTCTGTCCCGTAGTGGACTGTGAACATAATGGAAAAGGAGAGTTTCGATGAAATCCAAAGCAGCAAAAATACGCGATATGGTGATGCAAGAAATACCCCCGAAAGACATCGCCGCTAAGTTAAAAGTACCCATCAGTACGGTCTACACAGTTCGTTGGAAGATGAAGAAAACCAAGCCGACCGCAGAAGTCCAAACAAAAGTTAAGCGAATGTTGGATCGGACTAGACCAAAAGCAAGAGAACTTAATCGTCACAACGAGTTGTTGGAGTATTTGATGAAAGAAATGCAAGAGACCAACAAACTAATTAGTGACGCAGAAGCTATCCGCACTTATTTAGCCGTGCGTCTCAAAGAAGCGTTTAATGCTAGAGCGGAGGCTGCTGAACGTGCCTGACGTTACGCAGTGGATGGTCGATCAGTTGGTCAAGCCTGAGCATCAGTGCCGAGAAGTGGTAGCCCCGCCTCTCGATGCGGTGCGGATGGCTTGGCCATTTAAGACCGAAGAAGAGTTGCAGCTTCTAAGTAAATGGTTCAAGAAACAGCAGCGAGCGGTAAAAGAAAAACAGATTAAAGAACACGTTGAAACTTACGGAAAGGCTTTGGTATGAGCGCAAATGATTCTCAAGTAGGAGGAGATCACTACAAGCAGATGGGCGTGCAACCTTGGGAAGCTATGGAAGCATGGCTGTCCCCGGCACAGTTCCGTGGCTTTTTGTTGGGGTCAGCGATTGCCTACCTTGCCCGAGTCAATACTAAAGGTGTTGATGGCAAAGGCGGCATACAGGATATTAAAAAAGCCAGACACTATTTGGACAAAATAATTGAGCTGGAGGAAAGCAATGAAAGAACTAATTGACTTCAAAGCGATATGGGTTTGGTTAGTTGAGCGGTGGCGCACTTCATTTATTACGTTTCTTTTTACAGTTGCAGGCTTTAGCGCAGGTGGAGCAGTAAACGAGAAGTCTATCGTCGACGACTGCAAATACATGGGTTCGTTCCGCGATGGCATCCAGGCATATAACTGCACACCGAGGGCGAGATGAGTGAAGCAATAATTTTTCACTGCGATGTAGAGATATGTGGTTCTAAGATTAAAAAAGGCACATTTGTCCGACAAAAGGAATGGGTTGAGCTAGATGTAAACGAAGTGATTGAAGTAATTCATAAAAACATTCCTAATCCAACCCCAGAACTATTAGATAAACTTTACGGTTTAGTAGCGGATATAGATTTGTGGTTACAGGAGAAGAACGCATGAGAGTTCGCTCATCCACCCGCGTGGTATGCAGGGCAAGAAAAGTCCGCGTGGTGATCATGACCCAGACTCAACTAGAATTTCTTAAACGCCTTGGTATTGCGTTAAAAGATTACTGCAGACAACCTGAAATTAGAAAACGTATGGTAGTTAGGTACAAGTTTGGAGTAAAACAATGAGCGACGGCGGTAAAGGGTCAGCGCCTAGGCCGCTAGGCGTGGACTGGGACAAGTTTGAGGAGTCGTGGGACAAGATCTTTGGCCCAAAGAAAGTTAAGGTCAGCGGTGTGCCTTACGAAGTTGAGGAAGACAAGCTACCCAAGAAAGAGGAGAAGAGCGAATGAAATTTATTTTAGCGTTTTGCACGATAGCAACAATCGTATTGCTTGTAATGCACCGGATGGATCAGCGCTACGCCGAGGGTGTGGCGCACGGAGTAAAAACGGCGTTACACCTGCCCCCCTCAGAGGCACTCGAAGTAACGTGTGCTTCCCTGTGGATTGGAGAACAGGCAAAGAAGGCGCAGAAACAGTGACAGTTGAGGAAAGAATATGGGCCGATTTGGTGCGGCGCAAACACTTTGCCAGCGCAAAACAGATTATGAAGACCGCACAGTCGAGCAGAACTTACACAAAAGAGGTTCTACAGAAATACGTAACCAGAGGAGTTTTGGAGTCCAAGATGTATGGGGGAGACCTTGTTTACAAGATCAGAGACTGACCTTAAAATGGTGAGACCTAACTCTGGAGGTAACTATGCCTTACGTAAACAAGCCACGGCCCTATAAGAAAGAATGGCAACAACAAAAGGCCCGCAATGAAAAAGACGAACGAGCGACCAGAGAACGTGCCCGGTACCACATGGACAAATCCGGTACCGACAAGAACGGAAACGGTAAGGCCGACGCCAGAGAAGGCAAGGATATTGACCACGTCAAGCCCTTATCAAAGGGAGGCACAAACGCCAAATCGAACCTTCGACTTAGAACAGTTTCGGCTAACAGATCATTCTCTCGCAATGCTGACGGGTCGGTACGCAAAAACAGCCCCCGTAAAAAAGTCTGAGAAAGAACATTCGGAAGATCTGCGTAAGTTCTTCTACAAGCACGGTTGGGAATATCGGGAGCAGTGGCCAACAAAAAGCGGTAAAGCTATCGACTTTTTAGTCAAGGCTCCCTACGATGGGGGCCACATATTCTTTGGCATTGAGTGCAAAAAGGATATGGACAAGACGACTAACGCTACGATTTTTGCCGATCATCTTGAGCAGGCAGCGGCGTATTCCAAAGACCTAAAGATGCCTGTGTTTCTTGGGCCAGTTTATTTTCCTGGTTCGCCACAATCTGCCTGCCTAGGTGGGCACCAACTAACTTCTGTAGCCGCATTGAATATTTTTGGTGGTCGGATGAATGTCGGCACTCTTATTTTTAGAACAGGGTTTGCTGAAATCGAACCGTATATTCTGTTGCGAGGTGACGTTTTCTGGGACACCACAGGATTTAACAAAGACCGTCTAACTTACGTCGTGACGACAGGCTCAGCAAAAACAAGAGAACCGCTTAAAGTATGGAAATAATTAACAATCAGGTGCTGGTCGTTCGCACCAAGTTCCCTAGTCGTATTACAGAGTCGATCAAGAAAAGCAAAGTAGTCCAAAAGAAGGGCGAGGTTAGCGAGGTTGCCGTTCACTGGGGGTTGAAAGAAGCCCAAGTACTAAGTACGTTGAACCTGAAGAAGGTGCCGTCGCCTATTGTGCGTGATTACAACTGGCCCGGAGTCTACCCCCCGATGTCGCACCAGAAAGACACGGCTTCGTTTTTTACTCTCCACAAAAGAGCGTTCTGTTTTAACGAACAGGGGACGGGCAAGACGGCTGCTGCTATCTGGGCGGCTGATTATCTTATGACCCAGGGGCTAGTTCGGCGGGTTCTGATTATCTGCCCGTTGTCGATTATGCAAGCCTCATGGCAGTCAGACTTGTTCAAATGCGCAGTTCACCGGATGGTTAGTGTTGCGCACGGTACTCGAGAAAAGCGTAAAGCCTTGGTCAACAGTAACTCCGAGTTCGTCATCGTCAACTACGATGGGGTCGAGACGATTGCTGAAGATATTATCGCCGACGGCAGATTTGATCTGGTGATTGTGGACGAAGCCAACGCCTACAAAAATGTTACTACGAAGCGTTGGAAAACACTCCAAAAGATCTTAAAGCCTGAAACATGGCTATGGATGATGACAGGAACCCCGGCTGCTCAGTCGCCAACAGATGCCTACGGTTTGGCCAAGATGTGTGTGCCCACTGCGGTGCCACGGTTCTTTGGGGCGTTCCGCGATATGGTCATGGTGAACCTAAGTCGGTTCAAGTGGATACCCAAGCCAAGTGCGCAACAGACGATCTTCAATGTACTGCAGCCTGCAATCCGCTTTACCAAGGATGAGTGTATTGACCTACCGGAGATTACCTACACCTACAGAAACGCACCGCTGACGCCGCAGCAAGATAAGTATTACAAGCAGCTCAAGAAAGATATGCTGATGGTAGCGGCTGGCGAAGAGGTGTCCTCAGTTAATGCTGCGACAAATCTGACTAAACTACTCCAGATTTCAGGCGGCGCAGTCTACACCGACGCTGGCAACACTATTGAGTTTGATGTGAGCAATCGCTTGAACGTCGTGCAGGAAGTCATTGATGAGGCATCGCACAAAGTCCTGGTGTTTGTTCCCTTTACCCACACAATCACGCTGCTCAAAGAGTTCTTACAAAAGAATGGCATAGAATCAGATGTCATCAACGGTAGCGTACCTGTGACGAGGCGCACAGAAATCATCAAGCGGTTTCAGGAAGAAGCGAAGCCGAAAGTGTTGCTGATCCAACCGCAGGCTGCAGCGCATGGGATTACCCTAACTGCTGCGAACGTAATCATTTGGTATGCTCCTGTGACTTCGATTGAGACTTATCTGCAAGCTAACGCACGCATTCACCGGCAAGGTCAGAAGAACCCGATGACAGTTGTTCACATCACCGGTAGTCCCGTCGAGACTAAGTTGTACTCCATGCTGCAAAACAAATTAGAAACCCACACGCAGCTAGTGGATTTGTATAAAAACGAAATTAGTTCTTGACAAAGTACAGTTGTGGTATTACTATAAATCATCAGACGAAGATCTGAGATTAACCAGAAGGAGTTGTTATGGAAGTGTCTGTAGACAAGCTCGTTTCTATTTACATTAAGATGCGCGATAAGCGCGACGAAGTTAAGCGTAAATTAGAAGCTGAGATGAATGACATCGAGGAGCAGATGAAGGTCGTCAGCAATCAAATCCTTGATGTATGCAAAGAGAACGGCGTCGATAGTTTCCGTACACCGTATGGAACTGCGTATCGTACTTTGAAGAGCCGCTTCTGGACTAATGACTGGGAGCAGTTTCACAAGTTTATGCAGGAACATCAGGCTATGGAGTTGCTGGAACGCCGGATTCACCAAAGCAATATGAAGCAGTTTTTAGATGAAAACCCAGACTTGCACCCAGCAGGTCTGCAAATTGATCGTGAGTACGCAATAACCATTAGGAGAAAATGATGTCAAATGAGATTAGTTTGTTTCAACAAGCAGTGCCCGACTACATCAAAGAAGCCGGGGTCGACGAGTTAACCAAAGCCCTAGGCGGTGGCGGTGGTCTGAAGCGGATCTCGATTCGCGGCAGCGTCTTCCGTATGATGGTCGGTGGCGAGGAGATTGCTAAGAACGAAAGCCGTTCGATGAACGTAGTCGTCGTAAACGGCACAAAGTATGTAGCCCGTAAATTCTATGCAGGAAAATATGTTCCCGGAGAATCAGCCCCACCAGACTGCTGGTCTAACGACGGTCTTACACCTGACGCCAGCATTGAGGCGCCACAGCATTCAAACTGTGAAAACTGCCCTCAAAACATCAAGGGTTCAGGACAGGGCGATAGCCGTGCTTGCCGTTACGAAAAGCGCTTGGCAGTTGTCTTAGCCGACGACATCAAAGGCAGCGTGTATCAGTTGCTGCTGCCCTCAAAGTCTTACTTTGGCAAGGGCGATTTGGAGCACATGCCGTTTGAGCAATACGCCAAATACGTTTCTTCGCAGGGCTACAACATCAATATGCTTGTGACGGAGATGAAGTTTGACTCCGATAGCGACAACCCCAAGCTGACGTTCAAACCTGTTGGGTTCCTGAATAAGGATCAGTGGGAAGTTGCTAAGACACAGGGCAACACGCCGGAAGCTAAGTCTGCAATTATGATGACTGCCGCCCATACCGATGCTAAGCCAAAAGCAATCGCTGCCCCCGCAGTCAAAGCCGAAGCCGTAGTAGAAGCACCTGCTGCTGAAGTTCCCGAGCCAACCAAGAAAACTACTAAGAAGTCTGCTGAAGAGCCGACTGCTAAGAAAGACTTGGCGTCGATCATGGGACAGTGGGCGACTGACGACGAGTGACCATGGATAGTCGCGGTTACAGTTCTCGGATAATCAAGGCAAACAAAGAAGCCAGTACTAGCAACCCCGGCGTTTTGCTGGGGAGGCTGTGCATTGCTAAAGAAATCCCAGTGTCTGACGTGTCTGAGTTTTTCGGCGTTAGTCGTATGACCATCTACAAGTGGTTCAAAGGACTAGAAATCCCGCGACGTAAGCAGATCACAAAGATTGAAGAAGTGTTAGCGAAGGCTAAGTTTTCCACATAAGTTAAACGGGCATCTAGTTCGACGGAACGAAAAGGGGTAGTACGCCGCAGCCCCCTGATGCCCATCCTTTTCTGCGGCGCAAGGGCGGCTAATGGCAACAAAAGATCTACTGACAGCAGTGCTATCCCAAGAGGGGTGGTACTGCATTGTCGGTCTAAAGACGGGGAGTAAGCCAAGACAGACATTCCATGAGACATTGGAGTCCTGTGAGCAAGTAGTTGCTGACTTGGTAAAAGATCAATACAACGCATACTTTGCGTGCGCTAAGTACGAAACAAACGAAAACCGAACCAAAGCTAACGCTAAGTATTTCAAAGCGTTTTGGCTAGACATCGACTGCGGCGAGGGCAAAGACTACCCAGATCAGTCAACTGGGTTGCAGGCGCTTATTAAATTCTGTGAAACCATGAGTCTGCCTAAGCCGACCGTGGTTAACTCTGGGCGTGGTCTACATATCTACTGGCGGCTGAAAGAAACAATCGGTGCTAAAGAGTGGTTGCCTGTAGCCGAGCGGCTTAAGTATCTGTGTGATGAGTACGAGTTCCGCACGGATCCGTCACGCACTGCGGATGCCGCATCTATTCTGCGAGTGCCTGAGACTTTTAACTTTAAGGACGATCCACCAAATCCTGTGGCTATCATGGCCATGGGCAAAGAGGTCGACTACGAAGAGTTCAAGAACAAACTCGGCGTACTTATTGCACCGCCGGGCTTTGATATTCCGAAGCAGCCCCTAAATGAACTGACCAAAGCTCTCGCCAACAACGAAGAGAATTGGTTTAAAGTCATTATCTCCAAGACAATCAAAGGGGAGGGATGTGCCCAGATTCACAAGATTGCCACTGAACAAGATACGGTTGGCTACGACTTGTGGCGTGCGGGGCTGTCTGTGGCTTGGGCGTGTGAAGACCGGGACGAAGCAATCCATAAAATCTCGGAAGGCCATCCTGACTACGATCCCCACGCGACGGTACGCAAAGCAAGAGATACCGGAGGCCCTCAGAAATGCGTTACGTTTGAAAAATGGAACCCAGGAGGATGCGATGGATGTCCGCACAAAGGCAAGATTGCAGGGCCGATTGCGCTTGGCAGAAAGATTCTACGTGCTAGTAACAAAGATAACGTCGTTGAAGTACCGCAACAAGAACCTAGCGTACCGGCAGCCACTTTTGTAATCCCAGATTATCCGTTCCCTTACTTCAGGGGCAAGACCGGCGGCATCTATCGCTCGAACGGTGACGGTGACGATCCGGATCTAGTCTACAACCACGATCTGTATGTAGTTAAGCGGATGCGAGACCCTGGCAAAGGTGAGGTTGCATGGCTACGGTTTCACTTGCCAGTCGACGGCGTACGGGAGTTTGCACTGCCTGTAACAGACCTGATGACCAAAGAGCGGTTCCGTGAGCGGCTAGGGTTTCATGGTGTCGTAGCACCTCAGAAGCAGATGGACGGCATCATGGCGTATGCCATCAAATTTGTTAACGAGCTTCAATACAAACAACAACTGGAGATAATGAGGATGCAGTTCGGATGGGCAGACAAGAACAGTAAATTTATTGTGGGGGAGCAGGAGATCACTGCTGAAGGCACGCGGTACAGCCCCCCATCAAGCGTCACATCGGTGCTGTCAGAGTACATGCAGCCAGTCGGTACACTGGAGGAATGGAAAAAGATTGCTAACGTCTACAACCGAGTCGGCTTTGAGCCACATGCCTTTGGGTTCTTCACGGCTTTTGGTTCGCCACTGCTGACCCACCTGAAGCTGAAAGGTGCGGTAATCAACCTGATCAATACCCAGTCTGGTACGGGTAAAACGACGGTAGCCAAGGTTATGCACTCAGTCTGGGGGCACCCGGATGAGCAAATGTTGATCTGGAAAGACACGATGAACATGAAACTAAACCGACTGGGGATCATGAACAATCTCCCAGCAAGCTGCGACGAGGTAACGAAGCTAGAAGCCGACGATTTCTCTGACTTCTTATACGCCATATCACAAGGACGGGCGCGGGGCCGACTGCAGTCCCAGGTCAACCAAGAGCGAATCAACAATTCCAAGTGGTCGCTGATCTGCGTCTGTACATCAAATGCGTCTTTCTACGACAAGCTGTCATCGCTCAAGGCTACCCCTGACGGCGAGATGATGCGCTTGATTGAGTATCAGATCCCAGAGACGCAGCTTATGGAGAAGTCTGAGGCCGACGAGATATACGGCAAGCTGGATGCAAACTACGGCCATGCAGGACGGGTGTACGCACAGTGGCTGGTCTCCAACCTCGAAGAAGCCATCGACATGGTTAAAGAGGTGCAGCTAGTCATCGACAAGAAAGTGAAGTTTAGCGGGCGTGAGCGGTTCTGGTCTGGTGTAGCTGCATGCAACATCGCAGGTGCCATGATTGCTAAGAAGCTGGGTCTGATTGACATCGACATCAAGCGGGTGTTTGAGTGGATGATCAAAGAGTTTTCGCAGATGCGCAAAGAGATCAAGCCGCCTTCAACTAACCACGCCAGCGTGATCGGCGAGTTCTTAAACGAGTACCGGGGCAGCATCTTGGTTATCAACGACGCTACCGACAATCGTACGGGTTTATCCCAACTGCCGATTGTGGAACCCAAGTACGACTTGCTGGTCCGTATGGAGCCCGACACCAAGAAGTTATTCATTAGCACCAAGCAGTTACGACAGTTCTGCACCAAGAACCAAATCACCCTCAAGGACGTCCTAACCGCTCTTGCCGCCGAAGGTATCTACGAAAAGACGGTCAAGAAGCGCATGGCAAAAGGCACTAAGATTGAGGGACTGCCCACGGATGCCTTTATGTTTGACTGCTCCAAGGGCGATTTCATTAACCCAGACGAATACGCTGAGGCGCTAAGACCAGCAGATGCGGATACACGGAGTCAGCTTTCAGATTGATTGGTCCAAGTTCAAGCCCGGACGCACCTTCTTCATACCCTGTCTTGACCTAGAGGCAGCAAAAAACGAAGTGCGTCGGGCGACAAAAAGGCTACGCTATACGATAGAAATGCGTGGTGTCATTGAGAACGGCGTCCAAGGCTTGCGTGTGTGGAGACTTAGATAGTAATATCCGCCTTGACAGCTCCTCCTCGCTGTCGTGTCTCATGGACACTCCTTTTCTGGTTATTGAACGACCTAACCCCCGCCCAGTGCGGGGGTCTTTTTCACTCGGTCTCGCCGTAGTACCCCATGTCCCGCAAAGTTTCTATGAGGTTTTTATTGATTGGGATGCCGCCTGTCACCGAAGCAAGCCCACGAGATTTCATACGGGTCTTGATTGATTTTTGTAACCCAGCAGGGGTAATCGGGTACATCGGGTACATTTGGTTAAACCGAGCAATTTTGTCAATTACTCGATCCTTGAAGTCATCGTCCTGAGTATCAACTGCCATAAAGAAAGCGTTCATCAGGTCGGTGCGTTTGCTAATGATGTCCTGCTCCATACCCTTCATCTCGATGTTAGCCTTCTGGCGCTGCGAGACTTTTTCCGGGGCAAAGCCAAGCGACTGGGCAAGTGCATCTTTTGGCGAGATGTTGGAAACCAACTCGTCACCTTTTAGGGTCAGAACACCTTCGGTCGAGTACCGTGCTGCAACCATCGGCTGCTTAAACACGGCAGGCATGATCTTCTCTGCACCGCGATAGTAGTGCCCGTCGTTATAAAGTTTGAAAGCGTCGGCAAAATTGACACCCAAAGCTGCAGTCGGCCCAAGCATATTGATAATCATGTTCTGGAACGCAGTAACCTCATCTTGGCTCTTGCGTGCATCACGGAACCAGAGGTCATTCAGGCTCATACGATCTGCGAAGTTCATGCCGGTAGCGGTGGTAACCAAGCCCCGAGTCATAGCGTCGCCAGCCGTGTCACCGAATGTCTGTGCCATCCAGTTCTTAAACCAATTCTCAAAGTCAAGCGGTGGCTCATCGTCATCAGAGAACACGGCGTACATAGCCTCAATAACCGACGAACCAACAGAGAACAACGGCATACCTGTGGCACCAGCAAAGAGGAACGTCATGCCAAGAGTACCCAGCAAGCGGTCACGGCCTTCTTGACGGATGCGCTTTACCTCGTTAGTAATTGCTGCATCTAAATCTGCAGCGTTTAACGTCGGCTGTCCGTAGCGAGCACGCTCACGAATAATGTTGTCTCGAATTTGTCCAAGCTGCTCTTCGGTTGGCTTATCCATCCACTCAAACCCACTACGAGTTAGCAGATAAGTCATCTGTTGCGGGAACTGCTTGAACTGCAGGATGACTTTAGCGTAAGCGTTTTGCAGATAGCGGGGCTTATTAAGCGTGGAGTAATCAAACATTGCCCGGTAGGTAAGGTCTTTAGCTTGATCAACTGCTTTCTTAAACGCTACTTCTTTAGAGTCACCGCCCTTAATTGCACTATCGTAAGCCATACGGAACGCACTCATCGCCATGACTTCACGGTTAAACCGCTCGGCGTGGTGGAACATAGCACTGAAGGCTTTCATGATGGTGTCTACCCGACCCGAATACATATTGGATGGGGCTTCAGCAACACCGGCCAAGTCGTGTGACTGCGTAATATCAATCAAACCACTGGAAACAAAAATGTCGTAAGCAGCTTTTTCAGTGGGGTCTAACTTAGCATTACCAATACTAGGCATAGCCAGATTTCCATCAGCGTCACGGAAACCAGAACTCATAAACCGTTTACTGTACCCAAGCAGTGTGCCAGCAGATTTAGTTTTTCCAAACCGTGCCGACAGTACAGGGAAGCCGATAGCCGGGATGCCCAGCATGTTGACTAAAGCCGAAGCAGGTGCAGTTAGATACCAAATAAACGACACGTTAGAAAGCAGGGATGGAATAGTGCCGGTATCCGTCGGGTTCATTACGTATTCTAAGCGGCGCTCAAGCTCAGATACGTAGTCGCTATCGGCTGCGTTAGCACGCTCTTTAGCCAATGCCGAAGCAGCATTAAGTTGCTCAAACATCGTCCGTGCATACTTAAACCGAGACTGCTGGTAAGCCATGTGGAACGATGAATCAGTGAACGCCCGTAGCATATCCTGGGATGCACCCGACACTTGCTTACGGTTGATAAACATCTTACGAACGCTTTTATTAGGTAGCGTCAAATAATAAAGCTGCTCTACGCTGTCTTTAATGTTCTCACGAAGCGTTGTTGAATCATTACCAGTAGCGTTGTCAATAATCTTTTCAATATCGCTAAGAATTGCCAAGTCTTTAAAGTTGTTTTTTAGCGTATTGCGCATGTCGTTGCTAGGAACAATCTTTCGATTATCTCCAGCCTTCTTCATCTCTGCGGCAAGTTTTGCCTGATAAAAGTTGCGCTGTCTTGCGCTATCAAACATGTAAAACTCTGAGTTAGGCCCACTACCAACCTGTATTGAAAAGCGACCAAACCGCTTTAACGGGAAGTATGGCTGGATGCTGTCTTCTTCAAACTTTTTGGTCAGTTCTTTTTTAACAGCAGCAATCTCTGCTGCTGTCTTACCTTGCCCAATCATTGATAGTTCAATGTTGCGAAGCAACGTGGCTTTGTACTCTTCCATTCGTGCTTTATAAAAATCACGAACTCGCACATAAAGCTGTTTGCCGGTGGTGTCTAGACTATCCCAAGCTGCTTTAAGCGCTGCATTGCCTTTGGCATCAACAGATGGATCAATACCTTGCAACGTGCTATCAATCATTAACAGACTGAGGTCTTTGTTACGCCCAGGGTGCGCTGACTGATACTTCTGCCAGTCTTTAGTAATTTTTGAAACTTCATTCAGGATGGCGTTTCGATCCTCCATCATGTTTTCAATTGCTTCAATGAAGTTTCGTGCTGAATCTCCTAGGCGCCCACCAATCAGATCTTGTAACTGCCGTAACGTGAAAGCACCCAAAATATACTTACGAGTACTGTCACCAACAGAGTCGACCATAATCCCGACATTGTTTTTAACGATGTTCCACGAAGGGCGTTCAGCTAAGAAATCCAAGAATCGACGAGCGATGCCAACATCCGTCGGCATAGGCCCAGGCTTAAACGTGCCAGCGTAAACGCTCTTTCTCTTAGTTGGCGCAGCACCAGCGTTTAAAGAATTAGTTAACGGGAACGATGGTGTATCACGCTTAACCGTAGCTGACATAAGAATGTCAGCGTTTACATACGTGGCAAAAAGTGCATTGTCTCTGTCCGCACCCATTAATTGAGCAGCGAAGCGAACAAACTTAGACCAAATTGAAGTATCAGACGACTTGTATTTCAGCGTCCGTAGCAGCTTATTGAACTCTTCGTTTGAATAGGCCTCAGCAATAAACTCGTCTAAGTTAGTAAAGCCATACTCAGCTACTTTCGGGAACGACGACTTGGCGTACTCGTACAGCTTCTCTAGCTCGTTTAATGCTTTACGCTGCGCCCTATTAAGCTGGTCTGGGTTACGAATAGCGTGTGCTGTAGCAGCATGTATTACTTCGTGGAAGAACGTGTAGAACGACAACCCTTTGCGCTCGGCGTTGAGGTTGATAATGTCCTCGGCAGGGAAGAACGTACCAGACGCACTTAGAGTTGGCACCGCTTCTTTGTACTTTTCCCGAACCAGATCATATTTCAGGCTCTTAATAACTGCGTCAGGCAACTGCTTTTTCCTAGCAATCGTCTCAAGTGCGTTAACTACGTAGACCGGATCAGACAGATCTCGGTTGAAGTATGCGTTGTAAACGTCGGGGTATAGGTCTTGCAGGTCCTGCAATAGGCTATCAAACGTAGCCTTGACCTTGCTAACTTCCATTTGAACAAGCTCGTTTTGCTTGTTGATGTAGACCGACGTAGGCAGATTTAGATCAAGTAGTCTCTGCGACAGCGATAAAAAGTATGTGTTGCTTGTGATGCGGCGCAGCACATCAAGAGCGCCATTAAGGTCGTTCTTTTCTAGCTTAGCGACTACGGCAGGGTGCAGTGGTTTAAATAGCGCCGCTGGGTTTTTAGAGTCAAGCGGAGTCTCTTTGATTAGTTTCTGCAGTTCAGCTTCGCTCTTATCAAGGCTCTTCTCAACCTCTTTGATTTTTCTGCGGTACTCGTTGAGCGCCTTAATATTGCCAACGCTCTTGTTCAGCTCATACTTGTAGCGGTCTACGGTACGGTCAAAAGCGGCAAGAACCTGCGCCGGGAAGTTTTCTTCAATGTACGCACGGAAAAGTTTTGCCTGCTCACCGTTTTGCCCAGAGAACGTATCGCCCTTGGGGGTGTCGTAAGCAAAGTCAAATGCAGCCGAGCGCATGGCCAAGCCGTAGTTCCACTGGCTAAAGTAGTTGTACGCAGCCTGCTCTTCGGGAGAACGGCTTTTTTCGGAGCTAAGGCGTAGCGCATTAAGGATACGGCTGACACGTGCAGGGATGCGGGTGTCGGAACCAAACGATTCTGTAGCAGCCTGTTCTGCGGTGTAACCAAGAGTCTCGGCCTTGCGGCGCGCCATAAAGTCACGGAACTGCGTACGAAGCTCGTTAAGCCCACGCAACGTCGTGAGGTCAGGCATCTTGGTGCGGCTCTTAAGCATCTGAGCCTGCTCTGCAGCCGACTTGCCAGCCATATAAGAGGCAAAGTTTGCCGCAGCTTGTGGGTCGTCAATCAACGAGAACTGATTAAAGAAGTCGTTGACCTGCTGTTGGTTTGCGTTACGCTGGTCTGGTTTGATGTTGTAGGGACCAATGTATTCCTGAATCTCATCAATAAAATTCTTGATGGCAGACTTATAGTTGGTTACGCCCTGTTCGGCTTCAGCACTAGACTGAAGATTATTCAAAAAACCGTATAACTGGTCAGACCTCTTTCCAAAGTCAAAAGGCGCAGCTTGCGTTTCAGGCGCTTCAATTTCAACCCGCTCAGGTGCAATCCCAGCCGGACGCTCAAGCTGAAACTCAGGCTCACCCATCTCCATCAACGATGGCAGATTACGCTCAACGTCACCTTCAGGAATGGTCAGATCAAACCCAAGTTGCTCACCTTTAGCTAACAAAGCACCTTGTTTACCTTTGCGTGCCAATGCAGCTTCAAGCCGCATGCGCTCTTCGGGAGACTGTGCCGAGTCTAAGTCGGCTTGGGTAACAGGACGAAGCTCTGTTTTAAACTTAATCTGCCCTTCAGCTACTCGCCGTAATACTTCCTTAGCATAGGATGTGCCCTTGCCGTTCTTAGCGTTGTAAAGAATACGGTCGGCTTCGTTGCCAAAGAAGCCAGCAGCCATGAGATCTTCACGGGTAACGGCGGCTTCTGCGTCGGTTAGTTTGTAAAGTTTACGAATGGAACCGAGTTCACGGTCCATGGCATTCAGAGGGCCAATAGACTCACCACGGCGAAGCGCACGCTCTTTGGCCTGCAGTTCTTGCAGATATGCAGAGGCTTCCTCAAGCCGAGGATCTTCTGGGTCGACTCGTTTTAAGTCTTGAATGTATTGCTGAGCAGTCTGAATCCGCTCGTTTAATGCAACACCGACATCCCCTGTTCCACCTCCAACGACATCAGGAGCCCCGCTAGTTGGTTCCAGTCCTCGTCCTTCAGTTGCAGTAGCTCCTGCGGCAGGTTGTCGCTGTATTTCTTCTTGCCCGCCAGACACAGGAACGCCTCGCTCACGTGCTCCGGGGATAGCTCCAGTACCTTCATCTGTGTCCTCCTGAGTAAACCCAAGGTCAAGCTGGTCAAACGTAGTTGTGTCTTTGAACTCGGCGCCAGTTTCTGCAGCAGGACGTCGCTGCCCAATACCTTTGATTGCGCCTGCAGTACCAGAGATACCCCCGCCGCCGACTGCGCCTCGAACTCCAGACTCAACCAAGCGATTAAATTCTTTGCTGCCCCAGGCTTCTGCGTTGTCGGCAACAAACTTTTCTGCAGCAATACTTATTGCTTCTTGGGCTGCTTCAGTCGGACCCTCGGTAGCAGCACCGGTAACAACCCCAGCAGTTGCGCCACGAGCGATACCCGGAGGCATGCCAGAGCGCTCAAGGATCTTTTCTACAACCCCAGCCTTCATGCCGGGTGTGAACTGACGAACTAACGCAGCAGGCAGAATCGAGTCAAGAGCGGCTGCAACCGAGCCAGCCAGCAGCGAAGCACCAAGCTCCATCTGGCCTTCAGTCTCTTCGCCGGTGTAAATATTTTGGAAAACTTCGGGGGCGTTAAGCGCATAGGAGCCAAGGAAAGCACCAGCTCCACCACCTCGAACCGCACCTTTTGTAGCAGCCTGAGCCGCATATCGGGTAGCCGCAGCTTCTGCCGCCTCTCTAGCAGCCGCCGTTTTAAGAGCTTGTTGTGCAGCCATACGGCTACCGAGCGCAGCACCGCCCACACCAGGGATAATCGCGGTAGCGATATTTGGAATTTGTTCAGCTACGGTCTCAGTAATAAACGGCAGGACATCGCCAAGTCCTTTAACATCTGACAGCTCTTTATAACGAGCACCGTACTTTTGCTCAATCTCACGTTGTGTTTCAGCAGCTTCTTCCATCTGCCGCCGAGCGTATTCATCAGCACCAACAGCTCTGGCTGCCATGGCGGGCAGCACATCACCTAGTAAAGATCCAGTCTGCTTAGCTCCACGAACAATAGCGCGGCCTGTCATATCAAAGAACCCAGTGTCTTTAGTGGGTTCTTGAGGCGGTTCTATCGGCGTAGCTTCAAGCTCTTGGAGGTACTCGACTAGACGTTTTGCACTAGCAGTATCCCCAGCCGCATGCGCTTTACGTAAAGCCTCATACAGTTGATTTAGGTCTGCCATTATTTACCGGTGTACATTTTTACTATCGAATCAATATCCGGAGGTCTATTTAAAGAACCGCCAAAACTAGGCGCAAACAGTCTTTGTTCAAGCGATTTGCGTATGTCTTCATACTGTTTACGACGTGGGTCATCTTTCTTCATTAAACTTAGTTGATCACTAACGAATTGAAGATTAAATTTATCTCGCTGCATATCAGCGTTTTCAAACCCAGGGCGAATAGTTTTAGAAAACTTTGCGTATTCTTCAGGGTTACGCAGATACTCTTCAAACGGTGACGGACGACTTGATGCGCTAATTCTAGCAACGCGCTCTTGAGTTTCACGCTGTAACCGACTTAAATCTTCGTCACTTATACGCTTGGCCACTCTTTCACGTAGCTCAGCCGCTTTGTCATAGTCGCCCCTAGCTTCAGCACGGCGAGCCTGCTGGATGTCAGCCAAAGTTTTACGGTCATCACGATCCAGTTTCTTCTGCTCTTTAAGATCCTGAGCATAACTTTGCATCGCAGCAGATAAGCCTTTGCCAATATTAGTAAGTGCGTCTGGAGACTGCCCGGACATAACGCCAAAACCAGCCTCAGCTACACGCATCCACATATTTTGTTGTCGCTCAGCTTTCTTTTCTGCGGCGCTACCACGAACTTCTTTTTCAAGCTCTTCGTAAGCCTGACCCTGAGGACCATATTGCTGACGTTCTTTCATAAGCTCGTCAATAGTCGGCGCCGTTTGTTTTGGCGCTGCCGGGACTGCGGCTATGGGAGCTGCTGTACGAGGTGCAGGTGCAGCGATGCCTACTGGAGTTACTTGTTGAGCAGCGGGAGCGGCAGGGGCAGCGGCAGGAATAGGCGCAGCCTGAGCAGGAGCGGGGGCGGCTACATTAAACCTTTTTAGAATTTCTTCTCGAGTGCGGCCATATTTACCGCTCTTGATGTCGTATATTTGAGCAAGTCCAAGTTTCCCAGTAAGTTCAACAGGAACTGCAACTTCGCCAAATTGGGTTCTATCAGCGTCGTCAGGCATGAACATGTCAAATGTTCCACCTACTTGGAACCGAGGAACAGCACCGCCGCCATCAAATGCAACAATCCCGCCAGCAGCCATGGTCCGCTCGTCGTACATATCTTCACGAATTGGCAATCCTTCAATACCCGCTGCAGGAGCTTCTTGAGCCTCAGATTCAGCAATCAAAGCCATATTATTTTCAGTAACGCTTGCAGGTGTCTTCTGCGCCAAGGCTTTCATATTTGCAGCCTGCTTAACCATCTCAGCTTTTTCACTCAAGATGATTGGAACCAGACTGATATTTATCTGATTCATCTGAGCCATTTTTAAAAGCTCCTGCTGAGGCAGCAGGGCTAGCTCTTTAATTGAATTTTTTTGGTCTTTAAGTGCGCTAAGGATACTCATTGATCAGCCCCCTCCACCTTGGAACATATTGTACAGACCAAGTCCAGCTAAACCCATACCAGCTAATTGGCTGGCAAAGCTAGGTGCAGGGGTTGCAGTTTTTTGAGTAACATCGGTTGCTGGAATACCACGGAGCACATTAGAGATACCTTGGAGCTGAGTTTCAGGATAGTTAAGCCGAGACATGAGATCCTGATACTGAACATCGAGTTGCTGTTGCTGAACCCCACGCTGCAGATCGCCGTAGGCTCCCATGGTCTTAAGGCGATCAATGTCAGCAGCCTGTTGACCGATACCCAGTTGACCCATAGTTCCAGCAAGACCGGCAAGACCTTGACCTGCAGCTAAACGCTGTTGGGCTGCTTGAAGAGCCGCGTTCTGATTTGCCTGTTGCGCCTGAAGCCCAAGCTGGTTCTCAACATTGAACTGACCCAATGCCTGCTGATATGCGTTTTGCAGACCGGTTGCTTGAATCTGACCCATCTGACCAGCTAAGGCTTTCTCACGCTCAGTTGTAGCTAAAAGCTGACGAGCACCGCCGTATGTGCCTTGACGTGCTGCGCCAAGATTTTGAGCTAGTTGAGCTTTTTGAGCATCGGTAACAGCAGCTTGTTTCTGAATGTCGGTCACTGCCTGTTGATACGGCGACATGTAAGCACCAAGAACGCCTTGCCCAGTGATGCTGCCAATACCAACCGTGGGAGCCTGCAATCCAGTCAACGTGCCATATACGTCACCAGCACCCATACCGTACTGAGTGCCAGCAGCAAACTGCCCCGGCGTGGTCATACCAGCTAACTGAGTACCAACCTGCTGTTGGAAGGGGGAAAGACCTGCAATCCGACCAGCACCTTCAAGACCAGCAGCGCCTAATCCAGCGCCATAGCGAGTTTGGTAGTCTGGACTATAGACCTTGTATGCCTGCTCAATCAGGCCAGGTATAGCCGGTGTTGCACCCTCCGCAGGTTTGCCAACGTAATATGGCCTTAGAAACTCTGGGATTTCACTCGTGGTTTGTATGGTTTGAACTGCCATAGTTGTTCCTTAAGCGGGCATGTACCGCATTGGGTTAATTTCTTTACCTTGCTTTGTAGTGCCGGTACGAGCCTGTCGTACTTTGTCCATCATTGCATAGAGCTTCTTAGGCCCAACTTTTTTAACTACTTCAGGCGGAATCACAGCTTCACCGTCTGCAACTCGAGCAGGTTGTCTACCAGCAATCGTAGTCGGAATTGAATCGCTCATGCCGTCCCCATCACCTTTAATTGGTGAAGCGCCGTATTTTTTAGCCAGCATCTTAAGCCCAGCATCGGTACTGCCGTTGCCTAAGTGCGCAACAACGTCGGCGGGAACCACAAAGCTACCTTCTTTCAGACCACCTGCGGCCATGTCGTAGCCTAATTCATCAGTAACTGGACCACCTTCAGCGTACTGGAGCGGATACCGGCTCATAATTCCGTAAGCAAGATTCCGCATGCGCTCTTCTTCGTCTTCCTGCGCAATTTTTGCTGCCGCTTGCTTATCCATACCCTCAGTCGTAGAAACGCCAGTTAAAGCGACGGTTCCGGCAGTCATGGGAGTTAATGGTTTATCAGTAAACGGATTTACACCGCCAGCTTCTTGAGCAGCAGTTTGAATTGCTTTGTCACTGCTAAGCAACTTAGGAGCGCCTGTAATACTAGACTTAATGTTTTGCCCCGTTGCTTTTGCGTAATCCGTAAAGCCAGAACCTTCGGGAAGATCAGTAATGAACCCACGTGATGTCGTCGGAGCTGGTGCTGTCGGCGTAGTGGGCACTGCAGTTATTGGGGGTAATTCTGCGGGTGGGGGAGCAAAGAACTGAGGTCCACCCCCACCGTAAACGTCGCCAAGCCGATCAAAAGCCATATCAGAAGGTGGGGTGGCTGGTGCAGATGCAGCACCGAAAATGTCAGACCCGCCACTGTAAACATCAGCCAACGGATCAATTGCAGCGGTTTTAGCAGCCTCACCAGCTGCAGCTGCGCTACGAGCTAAGCTACCCAGACCATACGATGTGATGCCGCTAACCAAAGCGCGTTTAAAATCAAACGTCTTGCCACCTTTACCGCCCGCAAAGCCGCCTGCAATACCACTAAGAGCAGCGGCCATTGGAAGTCCAATGCCGGGGATAAACGGGATCACAAATTGAGCAACCTTAGCTATGGGCTTAATAATTCGTTTGAATGTTCTATCTAACCAGCCAAACTCAGGTAGGCCAGTCTCGGGGTTGATCGTGCCAGAGCCGCCCATCTGCATCGCTAGAGCCTGAAGTCCAGCTACCTCGTCAGGGGTCATGTGAACTAGCATGGTGTCGTCACCACGGCCTTTGTCCTGAACTTTTTTGGCTAAGGAGGCAATACCGCCGTCGGCCATACCAATATAACCGCCTTCGCGTGCAGGTACAAAATTAAGCGTCGCAGGTGGGCCACTAGTAGTGTTAGTGTCTGGTGGAGCCTCTGGTACTCGAACAGTAGTACCTGGTGTAGGAGGGTTATACGGAACAATCCCAGACGGCACATTAGTTGGTAGCACAAGTGTTCGAGGTGCTACATATCCTTGGGACGCCGCGATTAAAGCAGCAACATCCTGGGCACCTTGATACTGCGGAGACAAGTTAATTGCTGGGCGTGCAGGTGTAGCAGGTACCCCCGTGTACGGAGTCGGTGCAGCCATCCCAGGAACAACCGCAGCGCCAGGAGCCGAGCCACCAAGCAACGGGCGATCAGCAAAAGTCTGGAAGGGCTTCAAAGCACCAAGACCAGCTGGCTGCTGCGCAAACTCAACTTGTCCATACTGAGGACGCTGGGTCTTAACTAAAGCACCTTCAAGAGCGTTGATTGCTTCGCGTGCTTTAACTTCGGCATTAGCCTGGTTGATGATGTCGGCCTGAGTAGCCTGAGTGTTGTAGCCGGTAAAAGCCTCTTTGCCAAAAGCGTATGGAACATTCAACTCTCTGGCACGGTCAGCCACCATAAAATTGGATGGCGCATACGGGGTACCGAGAGAATCAAGTACGCCTTGAATTTCTTTAGCACGTGCCTGAGCATCAGCCAACGTATTGCCTGCGCCAAGCTGGAACCCGTATAACTCGTCAAGAACAACGTGAGCCTGCGGCTTATTAAGGGCTGTAAAGATCTTACTTACATCGTTACCTGCGGAGCGAAGCTCAGTCTGCAACGTGCGGAACTCATCAGCCGACATAGCCCCACTATTTAAAGCACGGGCAGCGGCAGCAGCGACAGCACCAGATTGCAGGATGTTCTCGCCAGCAGTAGCGGTGTACCCAGGAGCCTCGGGGATGCCAGTAGTAAAAGTTGAACGGACCGTGCCTTGGGTTACCGGAGCTGCAAACTGAACGGCTTGCCCATCAATATAAGAAAGGTTAGCTGCATCAGCAGGTACGTCGTAAATACTCTGAGTAAGGCCTCGACCGCCATAAGGGTCGGCTTCAAGGTCTGGAGAAATAATGTTGGTGTAGTAGCCCTCGGCAACAGCTTGTGCAGCTTTAGCAATATCCGTGTTTTGAGCACCACCCTCTAGATAATCTTTAAGCGCACGCTCAGCAAGTCCCGGATCTGTCTGCATCCGACTAAACCAATACTGGAAACCCTCTTGCTCGGGGTTACGCTCAAACATCTGACGGTAGCCGCTAGTCAGCAACTGAGTGTCGTAGTTTTGTCCTTCGAGAGAGCGGTTTAACGACTGGTTAATGTCGTTGATGCTGCTGCCCTGCTCTAGCTTTGCGATGTAGTCTCTAAGACCTGTGGCGTCGGCTTCACGGCCAAGCTGCTCACGATACGCAGCTATAACTGCTTTCTCACGAATTTCGGCAGCGGAAACTTCTTTAGCGTCGTTACCGGTAGCTGACTTACCAATAATATCGTAGGCCTCGGCAGCGGTTTTGCCTTTAAGCTGCTCAATCCAATAATCCAAGCCGTTTTTATCTGGCGAACGCTCAAATAGGTCTTGATAAATAGCCTCGATTTCCCCGCCGGTCACGTACCGTTTGGGCTTCAGGGAAGTTTGTCCTTTGGATTTAGCCATGAGCGGATTATCCTAGATCTGTCAAGGGGTTACAACAGCAATAACGGGAGTGCCAACCTCACCGGCACCAGCTACACCAACCGGGGTAACCCTAGTGAGGGCTGCTACAGGGGCTGAGACATAAGCTACGGTTGCAATTATTGATGGGGTGGCTGGAATAGCAGGTGTAGTGCCGGAAGCCGATACCGCAGGTAATGCTTGAATCGTACAGGCGGTATTGTAGGTATGCCACATGATCTCAATGTAATCATTTGCGGCAAGGTCAATAAAAAAGTTCAAAGCCCCAATTAAGTGGCCGTCAATTGAGCCGTGTTTGTTTGGTACCGAAAACTGACTGTTGCTATGGGCTATATCTGCGGCCGAACTTAATACCCCATTCTTCCTAAACCAAACGTCAATATCATGGATCTGAGAATCGGTGTTTACAAACTGCGCACTGAACTGAAGGTTGTACCTTCCAGGGTAAGTAACCACTAACTTAGATGCTCTTGTCCCTGTTATGGTGGTGCTAGATACCGTCTGAGAGACACTGACCGTATACGTGCCTGTACCTCCTGGTGTTCCGGTAAGCTGGGTCACAATGTACGTATTAGCAGAAACCCCAGTGCCTGTAATTATCATCCCCGGCAAGATGCTACCTGCGCTATTAGCCGTAACCGTCATGGTCGTAGTGGCTATTGAGGCTGTAAATGTTGTTGTATGGCTACCTATGCTTACACCGTAACTGTAATCCGTGGTGTCATAGGTCATTGCATAAGCAGTAGCAATATTCCCGTCAGCCTGATTTAGGGTGCTTGAAAACGCCCCATGCGGGAAGTTGATCTCCCTACCAGAACCTGTAAACAGGGACGCATTAGCCTGCGCAGCAGTCATGTTGCCAAAGACTGCATTACCACCCTGAAATGACCCGGAAGTCATTAAGTTAGCTACGAGGTTTGTGAAGTCCCCGTACTCGGCATCCATCGACCCGCCGGTAAAAGTGCTGGCCGTCACACTGTCAGCCGTTACGTCGCCACCGGTAAAGTCACCCCCTATAAACTGCAGCGCCCGATAGGAGTTAGCCTGGTTGGGGGTTTGGGAGTCAAGCTGCGAAAAGTACAAACCCAGAACACGAACGATCTGGGTCATATAGAGCTGGTCGTAGACCTTCGGGGGAACGGGCAGCGGTGGCGCCCGGAACTTCTCCATTGCCATTAGCGCATACCATCCGGGCGAACATCGAGACGAGGGCTACCTAGCTGCCATTGCACACCTAGATCTTCTGAACTTACTTTTAGCGCCATTTGACGGGCACGGGCACGGATAAAGACTTGATCTGTATAGACGTCAACAGAGCTTTCAACTACAGGTTGTCCATCAAAAGCGTCTTGCTGATAGGACGCCCCCGGGAAGTTTCTGGGCCGTACAGCAAACGTAACCTCGGGCGTTGCCGCCGTGGACCCACTAAAGTTGACATCCGGAATGATCCGTCGGCTGAGCATAAATTTATCGCCGTCGGCTAAGTCAAAATCTGAAGACTGGATGTAAGACACCATCGGGGCGCCGTTATCGTCAACCCCACGCTCATGGTCATAAAGGATACCGCCGTAGCCGGTAGCCTGCGGGTAGGTACGAAGCGGGTTATCCAACCAAGCAGTGCGGTTCAGAGAGCCGTAGAACCATACGTTCTCCATATAGTTAAAGACCACATAGCTGTCGACCGTGTCCGAGTTAGCCGAGCAGTAGAACCACCAAATCTCATGGTAGCCCTCGTTAGTGCCGCAGATAATCTGGTCGGTCTGGTTGTAGTTTAGGTTGCTAAACACGTGGTTTCGCAAGGTGCAGGGGAGCGTCTCAACCCGCCCAGAGTAGGCGAAGAACTTATCCTGGCCCATCCAATAGGTCACGTTGTTAGCCGAGATACAGGCACGGGGGCCAATAATTGAGATGTTGTCGGCGTATTCTTGAACACCAAAAACGTCCACAGTACCTAGGTACTGCAGGGTGTACAAGTGGGTCTGGGTCCAGACTAGGATTTCCTGCCGAACCGCAAGAGCGCGAACAATGTTCGAACCCCTCGAAACGCGAAGGAAACCAGCCGAATTGGTCGGGGTAGGCGTCCAGTTCGTAGGATCATCCTGATTCGCCCATCTAATGAGAAGAGGGTCGAAAGCACCGCCGCCAAAAGGAGTAGCGCCAAAGGCCAAAAGATGCTTATCGTTTTGCGATACAAGTACCTGCATAGCCTCTGAAGGAACATCGCTAGCCCCCGGTAATGAAGACAAAAGAACCGCCCGAACCCCAAGTGGCACCGCAGCATTGACGTTAGTACCCCGCTGCCAGTAGTAAATAGGACCGTTGCGGATGTTCATTGCCAGGTCGTTGTCGAACTGATCAAACCACCAATCGCGTTGGGGTAGGAATACCGGCGTAGCGCTACCTAAACCCCAAGGCTCAGTACCCCAAGTGCTTGTGCCCCAACCGTAACCAAAGGTCGTGATGTCATACCCAGGGGAGATCTCAAAAGCGGCTACGACAGCGCCACCGCCGTTACCTGAGTCAGAAGCATTAGATTCTACGGGTAAACCCGTAGTTGGGCTTTTAGCAACAATGGTGTACGAGTCGGCATTGATAACGGTAGCGATCTCGTAGTTCTGGTTAAGAACAGCAGCCGTAATATTTCCGCCAAGACTTACTGCCCCAGAGAAAGTTACAAAATCTCCGACGTTGGCGCCATGCGCTAAGTCTGTCACCGTAATAGTGCTACTGAAAGGTGCAACGGTGTCGGCGGCAAAAGTGGTTTGGCCTGCACCGGATGTAGCCCGAAGCGGCGTAATATCGTAGTAGATAGCACCGGCCTCGATGTACACCTTTTTACTGGTACCAACAGCCAGAAGGTCGTCGTTATAGCTGGTAAACCAACCAAACATCTGCCGACAGATACCGAGAAAGGTCTGGGATGTAGCAGCAAGCCAGCCGCCTAGCTTTTGTGGGTAGCCTGAACGAAACCGGATTTTGTCGCAGGCGAACCAACCGCCCTCATTGGTGTAGTTGGTCTGATCTCTGTTAACGCCCGGTCGAAACTGTAGTTTTATAAAGGACATGATCAGCTCATAAATAAGGCAACTTCGGCTTTGCGGCGACGCACCAACCCAGGTAACACCTTGCCACCGCCCTTGGTGTACATCATAAAGCCTTCTGCAATTCTATCCAAGGAGTCGTCACGCAAAATGCGCTGACGGAGGGTTGACCGTTGAAACCCACCTACTCCTATGTTGTAGGAAAGAGCGACACAAGCATCAAAAAGGCCTTGATTCCCAGATAGATTGGGAGCAAGTCGAAGAACACCACGTTCAAAACTGACGAGCAGATTCTTGAAGCGATCCTCCAACTCCGGCTTCGTCCATACGCGATTGTGTTCTGGTGCAAGTGGGTACTCCTTACGAATTAGTCCTGTGTAGCCTTCCTTACGAACCATCGGCAATTTGATCTGATCCTGATGAAGCACCTCACCCCAACCCACAGTCCAAAGATGCGCCGGGCATAAATAAGGCTTATTCCGATACCCTTCAAACTCGTGCATCAGGTGAATGCCTTTATCAGACGTTTTCACGATAACCAGCCCACGAAAAAGCAAGCTCCGCCAAACACCAGCCAGGTCAAGGTATCACTCATTTCTTGGTCCATCCACGGCTGCCGAACCAAAACCCTATAATTCCGCCGAGCATGGCCATCTCATCAGCGCTGAAAATCAGGTCGGTCGCCCGAATAAAATCGTCCACCGTAAGGGGGCCAAGGCCCTCTTTAAACAGCAAGAAGTAGGCTAGACCAGCGTTTACTAATACCAGCTCGAGTACAAAAATATATGTCACGGTGGGGCGTACTGTAGCTACGTAGTTAACGGCCCACTTGCTAGCCTTTTCCATGACTTTTTCGTCGTGTTTTAGGGCCGCTTCCGTCATCTGGGCCTCGGCCTGCATGGCTACCTGGTCGGTGCGAATCTCCTCGATACGCTGCTGGGCGGCAAAACCCTGCGCAGCCATTTGAAGCTGAACTTCGTTCTGAAGACGGGCCAAAGCAATCTCATGGGACTGATCAGCCTTGTTTTGGAAGAACTCAAGTAGTTTAGGCAGGCCAGATACCAGTAGGCCGCCAAGGGTGGAAATGAGGCTTAACATTTGGAATTCTCCATGTTGACTGTGTCATCCCCCTTACGGACGGTGACTTTTCCGTCTTCTACATCAACCCGCATAGGGGCTTCCTTCTGATCAAGACGGGCAATAAGGTTCTGAATAACCTGAAACTCAGGTTTGTCTTCTTTGTCTTTGGTGCCGGTAATCCCTGCAATCATTGAGATTAGGGCCATGATGACGCCAGAGGCCATGCCCACAATTGGAGTCAAAGCCTCGGCTGAAAGTTGCATGGCAGAGTAAATCACCATGCCAACCATAAGAACGATGGCCG